TATGTATGTATGACGCAACACTATGGAAAAGGAAAACGAATTTTTTTTTTGGGGGGTGGGGTGGTCGTTTCAATCGTTGCAGTCCGTTTTTTTAGCCTTTTTGCCTAGCGGTGGTGGCTGTTGTGGTGGCTGTGGTCACAGCGGTGGTGGTAGCTGTGGTGGCTGTCCACGTTTGACGTATATAGCACCCTCACCATCCTTCGGCGAACTCTTGGCGGCTCGCTCCATTATCTGAAAAGTAAAACAGACGATAAGAGACAGAGCATAACCCCTGCACGCATTTTCAGCGGACTAAACAAATAGCGGGGAACTTTGACATAAAATCTTAAGATAAAGTTATTATCAAGAAAAGATAATATTCTTGTCAATTCGTTTTAAGGGCATTTTTAGCCATTTTAAGCGACTTTAGTACCAAAGTGGACCCAAAGTACCTAAAAGAAAAGATAATCTAATCGACTGAGAATCAGTAAGTTACAGAGGTGATTCTGTTCATTACTCGTTCAACCCCAATGAAATTAAGGGATGAGGTGATATTGGACTAGAATTAGACTGATACTAAATGCTAAAATAAAATTTCTCTCGCTGATTGTCAGTAAGTTACAAATTATTTTCGTTTTATTTTCGTTCAATGCTTGTTTATTAAAAATATTGAAATGTACTTTGCAGTGTTGAACGAAACGGGGTATGTCCCAAAAATGACAGATTCAGCCAATTGCACGGTATGAAGTTGAAATGCTTCGAGACTCCCTACCAAGGAGTAGTAACGTGTGAAGGACAGTTCTTTGACATCTTGACACATCACGAGTGATACACCTACCAATGGCGGTGTAGCTTGGGCGGATATACGAACACGAACGTATGACGTTATTAACAGCAGTGATGAGACATATAAGTGACAATAGCTTATATGAGGCTAGGTAGCCATCCAAGAAGACTATAACATCAAGGTACACCAACTTAACCAAAGAAGGTGTAACATACAGCTCACACTGCTAGACGGTGTGGGCTTTTGGTGGTATAAAACAATAACAAAATGACAAATTTAACACAACAAGAAGTAAGTTTTTTAAACAAGAAAGTAGTAAAGTCTAACCTAAAATTGGCAGATTTCGGACGCAAGTCGCTATCGGCACAGAAGTACAAAGTGGAGGCAATGAAACGCACTATCGCGGAGTACAAGTTGGTAGCACAAGGCTGCGATTGGTTGCAGTCAAAGGAAGGTAAGGAGTTGCGAAAAGAGTACGGGGTATTCGAGACTAAGGTTGAGTACGGGCAAAAGATATACAACATCGGTCAGTCAATGATTAGCCGAGTACACAAGTTTGGCAACATCGAAGACTCGTTTTTTGACGCATACCTTGAGTTTGGTGACCTATGTCCACGAAGATTCACGCTTGACATCAAGCAGGTTTTGAAGGTCTATGCGGTCCTTGAAAACGATGGTGACAACTATAGTGCTGAGTTGATATGTGACGTGTTCAAAGCGTGGGAAGCTAAAGATGACAAAGAGCAAAGCGAAGAGGGCGAAGGTGAGAGCGAAGGTGAGAGCGAAGGTGAGAGCGAAGGTGAAGGTACTATCTTCAGCCTAAAATCTAGCGGTGAGTATAACATAAGCGGGGTAGATGCTAAGGAATTAGCGAAGAAACTTATGGATATAGCTAAGGACTTAATGAAGTAAAATAATGTACTATAGTACACAAAAAAAACAATATGAACAACGAAGAACTAAAATGGATATGAGATACATTTATAACATACAAGGATTCAACTTAAGGAAAGGATATTGCTTTGAAGATATAAACTTCACAAACAAGAAGATTGCTTTAAACTCATTAGCTTACATCAGAGAACATTGGATTGAAAAACTAGACTTGGATACATCTAATATCTTAAACAGAGGCACAACAGATGACGAACAATTTATTGTAGAAATTGATTCAGATATAAGACTGACATTTACGAGAAAACCAATATACACACTAGTAGTGAAGTATGTTCACGATTAAAGTGTACTATAGTACACAATAAGAATATGATGAGTAATTATAGAGCCACGGGAATAGCTGAAGGTTGGATACAAACCGAAAGTGAAGATGAAATTATAGATGCTTGGCAACATCTGCACGACACGGGTCTTGCATACCAACTACAAGGTTGGTTTGGTAGGACTGCACAGAGTTTAATAGAACAAGGTATAATAAACAAATAAAATAATGATAGATACATTTAGATTACACTTACTACTTGTAAGTAACGATGATGCGAACTTTTTTGAAGGTTTTGCAGAGGCAAGAGGAGTTGGACTAGGAGTCCTATGCAGGCAACTAATTGAACTGAAATACGAATGGGTAGAGAGACTTTTCAGCGACCAAGGTTTCAGTACATATGACCTTAAGCACGACTTCGTAGGATTATTAAAACAAGACGAACATTTTTTACCAAGAATATGAGTAAGACAGATTTTATTTACGAAAAGATTAATGACGCAGTCATTGAAGGATTGAAGAAGGGTGGTTTGAATTGGTTCAAGCCATTCGGAGAGGGTGAGCAGATGTTTCCTATAAACTATGTAAGCAAACGGAGGTACAATGGATTCAATATCTTTATGCTTAACTCAGTAATGAGGGTTAAGGGATATCAGTATAATCAATGGCTGAGTTTCAAAGCAGTAACCAACAGTGGTGGTAAGGTTAAGAAGGGTGAGAAGTCAACTGAAGTGTACCTATGGTCGATGAGTTGGTTTGATGAGAAGACAAAGAAGTTTGTCAAGGACAGTAAGTATGTAAACATCGACGAGAAGTTTGAAGGTAAGCCACGCTACAAAAAGACATTCTCAATCAAATACTATAGGGTATTCAATGTCGAGCAATGCGAAGGTATTGTACCAATAGGTGCAGATGAGCCGAAGGTAGAGAAGACCGAGAATAATCCAATAGAAGTAGCAGAGAGTGTGGTCAAGAGATACCTTACCAATGAGCCAAAGTTTAAGATAGTACACGCAGATAGTGGTAAAGCATTTTACAATGTAAAATCAGACTATGTGAACGTACCAAAGATTGAAGACTTTACTGATTCAGATAGCTACTACAAGGTATTGTTTCACGAATTAGCACATAGCACGGGTCACGAGGATAGACTTAACCGAAAGTCATTGACAGAGGTTATGTTTTGGGGCGATGAGACATATGCAAAGGAAGAGTTGGTCGCAGAGATAAGTAGTATGTATATGGTTGGGTTGCTTGGACTCGAGCCACATATGACCAATAGCCAAGCATATATACAAGGGTGGTGTAAGCATCTAAAAGACAAACCAAAGGAGTGTGTGTTTGCGATGCAACAAGCTACCAAAGTAGTTGACTATCTTCAACGATAAAAAGTGTACTATAGTACACAAAATATCATCTTGCCTCATAGCAGAAACGCTATGGGGTTGAGGTGGTAGAAACAATAAAACAATTTAAAATAAAACTAAAAGGACATATGTATAGAACTACATTTTTTTTAATAAAGGAAGACAAATATTTTACGGAAATTATTTACGCTGTAAAACACTGCAAAAGACCTGCTGCAACAAAAGCGTATAAAAGTCTTATTGAAATGTTTAATGAGGGAAAAATTGAAGGTTATGGATGGAAACGAAACTAAAAAAAACAATATGAATAGAGAGAGATTAACAATGTACGAAGAGGTCAGAATTATAGTATCATTAGAGAGTAAGATTTTGGAGATTAGAAATAAAATGGAATCAACAAATTTAGATTTTCTAAAAGAGATGTATGAGGAAGACATAAGAGAATTTCAAACAATAATAGATAAACTAACATAATATGAGTAAGATAGTATGGATTGAAAACAATAACTTGTTTGTTGTAAGTAAATCAAAGACAAAAAACGCTAAAATTGTACGCTCGAAGGGCACACAAGTTGTACAGACGTACACATTTAGTCTAGACCAATACAAGTTAGCGACAACAAGTAAAGGATTTAAGATGAAGGATTTCTTTGCTTTGGACGGCAGTAACTGCTTAGATTGTCCATTCAGTGTGGGTAACGGTGGCGGTGGATGTTACACACACAAATTCAATCAGTATATAGGCTTCTTGTCAATGCTTCGAAGCATAGATAAAATTTTACTTACACCATTAGATGAGACCAAGTACAGAAAAGTATTAGATATGTCCAAAGATACATATGTAAGATTTGGAACGTACGGTGAGCCATCTCTATTACCAAGCTATATGGTAGAGAGTATGTCTCTGCTATCGAGTAGTTGGACGGGTTACACGCACCAATGGCAGAAACCATTTGCGAAGGAGTACGGTAAGTACTTTATGGCAAGCACACACAATGAAGACGAAGCAGCCCAAGCTACTGCGGCAGGATATCGTAGCTTTATAGCTACAGAGAGTCCCGGATACCATTTCATCAGTGCAAAAGATGCTGCAGGATGTCCTGCAAGCCAAGAGATGGGTTTTAAGTCTAGCTGCGATAAGTGTGGACTGTGCAGTGGTACACAAGGTAAAGGTAAGAAGAATATAAAAATATTAATGCATTAAACAAATGAATACAAGAGAAATAATATCAGTAAAACCAAACTATTCAAAGAGAACATTTACAATACGCAAGTATAACGGCAAGAATTTAGTTGCCAAGTTTAAGACTACTGAGATGAGTGAAGAAGAGTTTATGGAGTCTGAGTATAATACGGAAGGAGATTGGAAAGACTTTTTGAAAATGAACGAATGTATAATTATTAGATAATACAATTATAACATTATGATATCAGATAAAATACAGTCAATAGGTGTAGAGTACAGAACATTTAAGAAATCAAACACAGAGATAAGATGGTCTAAAGGGATTAAGAAAAGTAAAAGTAAGGAGTCTGAAATAGATAGAGATAAAGAGATATTGTTCTTAAAGAGCCTTTGTGAACGTGAGAGTGTTAGCTTCCAAGCAATAAAAAATATATTAATGATATGAAGAAAATAAAGCAAATGTTAACTATATACTTCCTACGCAAGTATATCAAAACAGGAATAATAACTAAGAAACAAGTAAAAGAATTATGAAGAATAGATTAATAGTATGTAAAGATGGGGTTGTATTTATAGACGTAACCGACATCGCAGGTACTCTTTGGGGTACAGAGGATTTGTATGCAGTAAATGCAGAAGACGAGACCGATTCTCTAATTGAGCATAAAGCAGAGTTGACCTATTGGCTTAGAAAAAGAACACTTAAAATATGTATGGAAGGTGGGCATTTACCTAAGAAGAATCAATGGTGGTCTAATTCAGATAAGATTACCCACGAAGGGTATGTGTATGTACGAACAAAAGATATTTTGTGATGATTAGTAGATTTATTGTTGTTATGTTTATGATTGGGTCGGTGGTATTTACTGCCGACCACAATCTAACAACGGAGAGAACTATCATCTCTGTAGACGAGGTTGACACCTTGTCTGATTGGGGTAGGCTTATCAACGCAATCATTTACGTTGAGAGTAGAGGTAATGACTCTGCCATTGGCGATAAAGGTAAGGCGGTTGGTTGCTTACAGATACATCCTATATGTGTGAGAGAGGTAAACCGAATCTTACGCAGTAATGATATACCATTGGTGTATACATTAGAGGATAGATATAGTAGAGCCAAATCTATTGAGATGTTCAACATCATATCAGAGGAGTATGAATGCTGCGAGGAATATACGTTTATAGAGTATGCAGAGATAGTAGCAAGAAGATGGAACGGAGGTCCGATAGGACATAAAAAAACAACAACAATAAAATATTGGAATAAAGTACAAAGTGTACTATAGTACACTATTTTTAATTAAAGAAATAGTTTGGGTTAACCCAAACCACCCAAAACACCTAAAACAATTTAAAAAAAAACAATTATGGGAAACATGAGTTATTGCAGATTTGAAAACACTGCGGGAGATTTACAAGATTGCCTAGAGGCAATCGAAGACAGAAAAATTAATGACTTAGGTAGTCAGTATGAGGTAGATGCCTTAGAAGAACTACTTAGGTTATGTGAAGAAGTTGTATCATACAAAAATGAGATTGAAGATGCTATTGTGGCGAACAATGAAAAAGATGAAGAGGATTTCGATACATTGGATTAGGCTTGGAATCTACATATAATTAATATATATTTGAACAACAATTAAACCATATAATAAAATGAGCAAGATTAAGCAACTATTAGATGACATAAGACCCGAAGAATACTACTCACAATATGCCGATTCAGATTATTGGTATAGAGAGTGGGAGAAGATTAACAGAGAGAGATTAAACAATTCAAATAAGATTATTATATATGAAAAAAAAACAGTTTAACACATACGTAAGGAAGATACTAAAAGAGTTTAGTATCTCAAGAGAATTATTATTTACGAACACCAAAGAACGAGAGGTTGTAGATGCAAGACAGATGCTTTATTGGACTTGTATTTTTGATGGAGACTTTAAGATAAGTACAATCGTTAGAATGATGAGAGACAATGGATATGATATAGGTCATTCAACAATCATTCACGGAATAACAAGAATGAGCAACACAGAAGACAGGTATTACATAAAGCTACAACAAAAGATATGTTCAGTTTAGACGAAATATTCAACCAAGCGTTTAACGATAAGAAGTCAGCTAAAATAATACAGAACGGATACCAATCTGTTAGTCTATTAGATGTTAAGATTATTAAAGATGACTACACGCACGAGGTTGATTTACTAAACACAAGTAAGAGATATTACCAAAAACTAACATCTAACTTATTTAATACATTTAAAGAAAAGGGTTGGAGATATGGAGTGTATGCAGTAACTTTGTCGAACTATCGTTCAAAACTAGACAAAGTCGAGAAGAGTATTCGAGACGAAGTTAATGGTAAGCGTAACGAAAAGTTAATCAATCAACTAAAGGCAACAAGGGTATCTTTGATGTCGCAATACAACAAAATAAACAAAAAAACAAATGACCAAACAAAGTAAGAAAAGTTATGAAGTATTGTCAGCTATAAGCGTAAAGGACAAGGTAGAAAGAAAAGGTAGAATGGATTACTTATCGTGGGCAAATGCGTGGCATATGCTTAAACAACAATATCCATTAGCACAACGTATTGTATACGAAGACCCTGCAACGGGGTGGAACTACTTCTCTGATGGTAAGAGTTGTTGGGTGAAGGTTGGTATCTCTATTGAAGATATAGAGCATATAGATTACCTGCCCATTATGGACTTTCGAAACAAAGCTATTTCAGCAGATGACATTACATCTATGGATGTAAACAAAACAATTCAGCGTTCAACTGCTAAGGCTATTGCAATGCACGGATTGGGTCTGTCACTATGGAAGGGTGAGGATGTTCCCGAGATGATAACCAAAGCAGAGCCTGTTAAGAAGATGGGCTTGAAGATTGGTGATTCTAATTGGGAGAAAGTAAAGCGTTATGTATTGCAGAACAAGGGTAGCTTAAATATAGATGAGATTGTTGTCAATCTATCTAAGAAGTATACCATCAATGCAACTACCAAGAAAGAACTTCAAAAGCTACTTAAGTAATGGATATAGTTGAAATGTTAAGAGATGATGCCAACTACTATGGTGACTTCGGTAAGCAGTACCTATCTAATTCAGATATAGGTACGCTACTGAAAGACCCGAGTAAGTTTGGTGTATCGCAACCCGACAATCAAAACTTTGCTAAGGGTAGATACTTCCATCAGTTAATACTTGAGCCAAGTAAAGCAGAGGATGTTAAGTATGTGCAGGCGAGTACGAGGACTACAAAAGTATACAAGCAGTATTGCCAAGATAATAACGTACCTTATGTGTTACTTGAGAGTGAGGTTATAGATATCCAAGGCTTAGTTAAAAGGATGTTAAGCAATTACACATTCTTTGAGGATATCAGAAACGAGGGTAACGAGTATGAAGTACCTGCTATTGGAAAGATATGCGGTCATATGTGGAAGGGTAAAGCAGACATTATACACCCTGATATGATAATAGATTTGAAGACCACATCTAACATAGATGACTTCAAGTGGAGTGCAAGGAGATACAACTACGACAGTCAAGCATACATATACCAAACATTGTTCGGTAAGCCATTAGTATTCTACGCAATAGAGAAATTAACAGGTAGGATGGGTATATATAGACCAACTACAGAGTTCCTTGAACGTGGGGAAGAAAAGGTTGAGAGAGCAGTAGAGGTATACAAAAAGTATTTTGCAGAAAACGCAAAGGAAAGCATTTACGACTACTATATAGAGGAGGAGTTAATTTAATTATGATAAGGTAGGTTCGTACTTCCCAATCGTGCCATACCTAAATTAATTGGGATAAAATTTATATAATTTATTATGTCAAACGAGACAATTTTTGCAGATGGATTCATCTTCAAGAGAAAAGAAAACGCACCTGACTTTGTTGTTGGGTCACAATCAATCAAAGTAGAAGAAGCAATTGCATTTCTTCAAGCAAATCAAAAGAATGGATGGGTAAATCTAGACATTAAACAGAGTAAAGGTGGTAAATATTATTGCCAACTCGACACTTGGCAGCCAACAAAACCAAAGGAAAAAAGTGATGTTATAGAAACGGTCACTGCTACTGAGGAAAATTTGCCATTTTAACAAAACCTAAAAATCAGATAATCAGGGAGTTGTTTCAGCTCCCTTTTATTTGAATATAAAAGTGACCATTTTTTTTCCTATACTACTACTACTACTACTACTATATATATTATATTTTTTTTTATTTATAATAGGGAAAAAACGGTCAAACGGTCAAACTATTTGAAAATCAACATTTTAAACGTCACAAAACGGTCACCAATATGTCACACAACGTCACTATATTTAAAAACATAAAAGAAACACAGACACCATTCAATGTTAATGTTGGTGTAGTTCTTGAGAGAATCAAGGACGGTAAGAGTAAAGAACTAGTAAAGAGAATAAGGTCTGAGAAGGATAAAAACAAAAAAGCAGAACTAAAGCAGCAGCTACCTGCTATATGTTTTAGTGGGAAATTTAATAAAAGAAACGACAAATCATTGGTTAAGCATAGTGGTCTTATTTGTTTGGACTTCGATGCATACGAGAAGAAAACCATAATGAAGGAGCATAAGGATAAGATATCAAAAGACAAGTATGTATACTCTGTTTTCGTATCTCCTTCGGGTAATGGTCTAAAGGTATTGGTTAAGATACCTGATGATGTAGATAACCACATAAATTATTTCAATTCACTTGAGGATTATTTTGGCTCACCATACTTTGATAAGACATCAAAGAATGTAAGTCGGGTGTGCTACGAGTCTTGGGATAACTTAATTCACATCAACGAAGATTCTGAGGTGTACGATAAGATAAAGGAGAGGCAGTATACTGAGGTTGATATAACATCCAAGATAGCTACCTTGCCAATCACTGATGAGAATAAGATTGTAGAGATACTTGTAAAGTGGTGGGAGAAAAAGTTCCCAATGCACGAGGGTGTTCGAAACCAAAATGCATATACACTTGCGATGGCATTCAATGAGTACGGTGTTAATAAGTCATTAGCATCTTATGTACTAAACCAATACGAACAAACAGACTTTTCTATCAAAGAGATACAAGCAACTATAGATGGTGCTTACAACAATACAGATAAGTTTAAGACAAAGTTCTATGAAGATGATTCTGCTGTCAACTTAGTCAGGCTAAAGTTAAAGAATGGAGCATCTAAGAAAGAGATTATTGAGGAGTTAGATAATAACAATAAGTCGTATCCTGAATGTGATGTTGAGTTAGTTATTAATCGTGTGGAGGAAGAGGGAACTAATATAAAGTTTTGGTCTAAGAGCGATAAGGGTATAATAAAAAATATACCAATACTATTCAAGAATTTTCTAGAGGAAAATGGATTTTATAAGTATTCACCCGAAGGTTCTAATAATTTTGTTTTTGTTCGTGTTATTGAGAATTTAGTAGACAATACATCAGACAAAGAGATAAAAGATTTCATTCTTAACTATCTGTTAGATATTGATGACCTTTCGGTTTACAATCACTATGCTAATAAAACAAGTTTATTCAAGGAAGACTTCCTTACATTGCTATCTACTATTGACATACACTTTATTATGGATACAAAAGATACGTCATTCCTGTATTACGAAAATTGTGCAGTCAAGGTAACCACAAATGATATTGAGACAATCAAGTATCTTGATTTGGATGGTTATGTTTGGAGAGACCACGTTATAGATAGGAACTTTAGGATGTGTCGAGACTACGATTGTGATTACAGAACATTCATATCAAGGATATGTGGTGGTAGTCAAGATAGAGTAGACACCGTAGAATCAACAATTGGTTTTATGTTACACGGATATAAAAACCTTTCATCTTGTCCGGCAATAATACTAAATGATGAGGTAGCAAGTGAGAACCCTGAAGGTGGCACAGGTAAAGGAATATTTATGAATGCATTGGCTCATATGAAAAAGTTAGTGGTTATTGATGGTAAATCATTCAACTTTGAAAAGTCATTCCCATATCAAACCGTATCTGTAGATACGCAACTGCTATGCTTTGATGATGTAAAACGCAACTTTGACTTCGAGAGATTGTTCAGCGTAATTACTGAAGGTCTTACATTGGAGAAGAAAAACAAGGACGCAATCAAGATACCATACACTCGTTCACCTAAGGTTGCAATAACAACCAACTATGCTATACGAGGCACGGGTAATTCATTTGCGAGACGTAAGTTTGAGATTGAATTACACCCACACTATAATAAGCAGTACACTCCATTCGATGAGTTCAAGAGACATCTATTCAATGATTGGGATTCAGATGAATGGTGCTTATTCGATAGCTATATGGTAAACTGCCTAAGTAGCTATATGAGAACAGGTCTAATAGAGAGTGAACTTGTAAACGGTAAATACAAAGCATTCATATTAGAGACTTCAGAAGACTTTGCGGAGTGGTGTGGAGTAAAGACAGGTGAGAGACACCATATGCTCCCTACGGAAGAGAGAATACACCTTAACAGGCTGTATGTTGAGTTCTGCGATGATTACCCTGACTATGGTAAGACCGGTAGTATTAAATTAAGCCGAACAAAGTTTAATAGCTATATTAGAGCATATGCAAAATACACAACGGGTAACGACAATATAGAGCAAGGTAAAGACAATCTTGGGAAATGGTATATTATTAACAGATGAAAGGACTAATAGAGGTATATGCATCAAAAGGCAGAAGAGTAATAAGCGATACTGTTTTTGGGGATATGGATGAAAAGGACGTATTATTTTCTCGATTAATGAACCGAAAAAAAATACTTCACAAGGATAGAACTAATTGGAAGCTGTTAAATGTGAAAATGAAAAAAGAAGTGAGTATGGATAGACATTTAAATAGAGGGTTTGAATTTAGAGACTATCAAAGAACTATCATCTCTAAGGGGGCACGTGTTCTTAAAGATAAACGTTTTTTATATTTAGCTATGGAAGTCCGTACAGGAAAAACTTTAACAAGTCTTGGCATAGCTAATCAGATGGGCGTAGGTAATGTATTATTCTTGACTAAAAAAAAGGCAATAAGTACAATCGAGTCTGACTACGCAATGCTTAATCCTAAATACAAAATAGTGGTTATGAACTACGAGAGTATACATAAGCTACCACAAGATATGTGGGACTTTATTATATGCGATGAGTCACATAGTATGGGTGCGTTTCCTAAACCAAGTAAACGTTCTAAGCAGGTGCGTGAGCTGATAGCTAAAAACAATCCTTATGTGGTACTGATGTCAGGTACACCAACTCCTGAATCATTCAGTCAGATGTATCATCAGGTATATGGTATACCCAACAACCCATTTAAGAAATATAAAAACTTTTACAGGTTTTGTGATGATTATGTTAGGGTAATTGAGAAGAAGATAAATGGTTTGAATATCAGAGATTATTCTAATGGTAATCAGAGTATCATTGATATAATGAAACCCTATACAATTAGCTACTCACAGAAAGAGGCGGGCTTCAAAGTTAATACCCGTGAGCATAAGCTGTATGTGAAGATGGATGATGTTATATATAAAGTAGCCAATAAACTTAAAAAAGATTTGGTAGTTGAAGGTAAGGACGAAGTAATACTTGGAGACACTAGCGTAAAGCTAATGACTAAGTTGCATCAGATATACTCAGGAACGGTTAAGTTTGAATCAGGTAACTCAAAAATACTTGACTTAAGTAAAGCGGGCTTTATACACGATAACTTTGGGGATGTGAAGGTTGGTATCTTCTACAAGTTTAAAGAGGAGTACAACGCTTTAAAAGAGGTCTACGGGGATAATCTATGCACAGAGTTAGATGAGTTCAATACAACAGATAAAACCATAGCCCTACAGATTCAGTCAGGTAGAGAAGGTATAAGTCTAAGAGAAGCCAAGGCTTTAGTGTACTACAATATAGACTTTAGTGCTACAAGTTATTGGCAGAGCAGGGATAGAATGACAACTAAAGATAGATTAGAGAGTGACGTGTATTGGATATTTTCAAAAGGTGGTATTGAAGATAAGATATATAAGGCTGTATCTAATAAGAAGGACTATACATTAAAACACTTTAAGAAAGATTTGATAAATTTGTAGAAATGAAAAGCAAAAGAAATTCTCGTGCCGGGAAACACCCATCGTATGATAAGAAGGGTATGTCTGATGAACAAATCAAACGTAAAAGAGAATACGATAAAAAATACAATGCTACCAAAAGACGAAAGAAGTACCGTTCTAGGCTAAACGCTGCTAATAAGAAAGAAGGTACATATGGCAATGGAGATGGTATGGATATGAGTCATACGAAGAGTGGACGATTAGTTAAAGAAAAACGAAGTCGTAACCGTGCTAGAAACGGGCAGAACGGTAAATCGACAAAGAAATGACCGAACAGCAGATACAAAGTAAAAGGATAAAAGAACTAGAAGAGCAAGGATATTATGTTCTAAAATTAGTTAAGACAAATAAAAACGGAATCCCCGATGTTTTAGCTATTCGTCCGGATGCTGCTGTTATTTTTAGCGAAATAAAAACTAAGACAGGAAAGCTATCAAAGCTACAAGAGTATAGACTAAAAGAACTAAACAACTTTGGGTTTAAAACTGAAGTTTACAGAGGATAAATAAGATAAATAAAAACACTAAAAAAACAAACAATATGAACAACCAAGACATTAAATTAGAGGAGATTGCCGATACAGTTTGTCGGTATTACAAACTAGATAAAAAAGACTTCTTAAGTCAAAGAAGATATAGATACTTGGCAGAGCCTCGTCAGATGTACTGCTACATATCGAGGAAAAGAGTGAAGGACGCTAGCCTCAAATCTATTGGAAGGTTCATAGGTCATAAAGACCACTCTACGGTCATCCACGCAGTGAGAAAGATAAATGACCTTTTGGCTATTGAAAAGAAAATGCAGCAAGACTATAAAGATATAGCTTTAATACTAGATACTGCTGAGAGAGACCCAATAGAATTAGTACTTGAATTTATTCGTAAAACGCTGCCTATGGATACAGACTTAGCATTAAAGATTGAAGGTAAAATTTTGGAACTTAGACAATGAGCCCACAATACGAACTATACTTAATAACCCTCAGAGCCTTGTCTCTTATGGATGAAATTAACCTCCCTGAGAAGGGAATCAAGAAGTCTATGAGAGGTCTTAACAGATTTGCGGAGGAAGTGCAGGTGAAAATGGAAGATGTGAGCAGCGAAGCACATCAGAGGAGTGTACATAACTTTAACGTAGTATTAAACTCAATAGATGACGAAGTCCTAGGGCTTCCGATTGGAGAATTAAAAGTAGAAAAATAATTCTATAATAAAATTTATTTATAAGATGAAAAAATATAAATACTCAGTAGGAGAGACTATTCAATACAGAAATCTACCACATAAAATATTCAGTAGAATTAAATCAGGAGGCAAGAACAGATATCTACTAATGAGCATTCAGCAATCAAATAGTTTTGTTTGGTATGATGAAGAAGAAGATTCACCTATATAGTAAAAAAATTGACAAATACATAAAAAAAATATATTTTTGTATTTGTATACATGAGAATATCTGCGTACGAGAGAGAAAGATTATCTCACATTAATTACAAGATGCGAGTTATTAATGAACACGTAGATGATATATACGAACTTCTAGTTGATAGAGATTTTTATGATTTGAATGTTGTTCTTGTAGAGTTAATCGAGGAGTTAAAAGAGATTCAATTATCGATTACAGATGAATTATAAGGATTTTAGACCAAGGCTAAAAGGCAACAAGAAAGACGCCTATCTAAATTTAACCAAAAATGAAAAACGTATACTTATTATAGGTGACCTTCACGCTCCATTTACTATTGATGGTTATTTTGATTTTTGTAAGGAAACTTATGCAAAGTATAACTGCAATCAAGTAATATTTATTGGAGACATTATTGACAACCACTATTCTTCATTCCACGCAACTGACCCGGATGGTATGGGTGGGGGAGATGAGCTCGACTATGCTATTTATGAGATTTCAAAGTGGCGTGATGAGTTTACAAAAGCAGATGTATGTATTGGAAACCACGATAGAATAATAATGCGTAAGGCATTTGACTCTCAAATTCCTTCACGTTGGATAAAAGATTATAACGATGTTCTTGGAACAAATTGGAATTGGGTTGAGCAGGTTGTCTACGATGGTGTACAATACGTTCACGGTGAAGGAGGAACAGCCCGGACTAAATCTAAGAATGATATGATGTCAACCGTACAAGGTCATATTCATACACAGGCATATACTGAATGGAGTGTAGGTAAAAACTTCAAGATATTCGGGATGCAGGTAGGTTGCGGAGTTGATAGTAAATCATATGCAGCAGCGTATGCTAAGAACTTCAAGAAGCAAGCTATTGGATGTGGCGTAGTATTCGGTGGACATACAGCGATTAACTGTATGATGGAGCTATGACAAAAAGATTTGAATCAAAAAAAGATTTGGATAGAGAGTCCAAAGCAATAAAAAAATTCTTAAGTGTATTCAATGGTTCGGCAATCAAGCTAGGACCACACGATATAGACTACAAGATATTTGACAATGACGGTAATGCTATATGCTATGCTGAGGTGAAAGGTAGGATACGAGATATGAAAGATGCATATCCACTACCGATAGCTGCTAGAAAGTTAGTTAAACTAGCAGACAAAGAACTAGAAGGAGTTATTATATGGGCTTGCAATGATGGCATCATATACGGTCAGCCTTCTAAGTTAAAAGGAGCTGTAAGGTACGGTGGAAGAACTCCAAGACCCGGTGCAGCAAATGACCAAGAAATAATGGTATATTACGATAAACAAAAAGAATTAAAAAATGGCAACATACGATGATAAATTAAGAACACTAGAGGTACTCAGAGATTCTGATGCAATGATTGTAACAGGGTTTGGAGAAGCTCTAATGGGTTATTGCGACTTCAGAGGCAATCTAGTGGCATCTTACGATATAGATAAGTGTATAGATATAATAGCACAAGATATGCCCTATGAGGATGCCGTAGAGTATTTTTACTATAACATACACGGTTCGTATGTAGGAGAGGGTTCACCAATCTTCATAAGACTAGACCACAACATATGAGCAAAGGACCAAACTACGAAGAGTTCGCTATAGCTATACTAATTAATGCAGCTATAATTTTGTTCGCCTTGAAGTTAATCTTGTAACTTTTTTAGGTTGAAGATGTTCTTCATCTTCTTTGGCTTTACTCTAGCAGGCAGTTTACCTGAGCCGTATTCCTTCTCCCACCTCGCTGCAATCTCAGGGAGGTTCTTATGCATATATCGTCTCTGTGCTTCGCTTTTAAATGGCATAATTATTTTCCGTAAATCTTCTTTATACCCTTCAGGGTCTACGTTTAAATGCTTAACTCTTCAGCCTCAGTTCCTACATCAATCCACTTGACTTACCGCCTTTTCTGAAGTCTTTATACATAAAACTATTCAACTCTTTTTCTATTTCTCTAGCAAACGGAGCATATCCAAAGAAAGCAGGAATCTCAAAAAATACAAATCTTTTTAGTCGTTGTTTTTCTCTTTTCTTAGCATCTGCTTTTTTACTAGGGTCTAAAATATCATCCTGCTACCTTAAGTGTTTTATCTCCTAATTCTAATGCTTTACCGTAAGGTCCTGAAAAAGTATATATATAATCTGCTATTTTTGCATCTTCGTAATCTTTCTTTTTTGGTGCTAATGGATACCCTAGTGAATCTTTATATTTATCATATTCTCCATCTCTTAAAAAATCTAAATACTTTTCATTAACACCTTCTATTATAGTATTCTGAATACCCTTCATTAAGTTTCCAAAATTTCTACCTAAAAATAAACCAATAAATGTTTGAATTACACTCTTAGCTCCTTCTTTAAGTAAGTTTTTATCTTCTTCTTCTTCCCCCTCTGCATATCCAAGAATACTCCTTAATGTACCAAGAAGCCCTTTTGTTATTACAGAAGATAAAAAAGTATACATAAACATTCTAGTTGAAACTGCTGCCATAAGCTGCCTACCTTCTTTTTCAGAAATCATTCCATTTCCTCTTGCTGCCATTAATCCTTTACGAAAAGACTGATATTCATAATTTAAAAATGTAGACATATAATTGTTGAAGTTAGCAAAAAACATCCCTATATCTCTTTTTCTTGAAGCATCTTTACCTCTAGATATTCCTGTAAATAAACCACTAGAAGCAGCAGCCTCTATACTTATGTCATCTGCTTTTTTGGTCGCAACCTCAAGTGCATTTTTATGTTTTGACATAAACGCTTGGTCATTAGCAGCAATCCTTTCAAATCCATCTTCCGGGAAAGACTCCCCTGTCTCCTGCTTAAAAGTAGATGCAAAAGCACCTTTCCAAAGTGGTCTACTCATTATTTGGTCAGGTTTAGATATGATGCCATCAGCTAGTGTATCCACTCCCCTAACAAGAGGGTTTAGAGAATAGTAATTTATAATACCTAACGTATCCATAATTTTACTTTTATTTTCTTTTCCCTCTTACTCCTAGTTTGTCTTCAAAAAGTTTTTCTGAAAATCTAGATTTTATACCTAAATCGCTAAATAATCTTCCTGTCTGCAAAGAACCAAGGTTTCTCATAGCTTGAGCAGTTGTCTCAGAAGAAACACCACGATACTTTAGACCTTCATAATATTCTTCTCTTCCTCTATTTAATATAAAGGACATATTAGATATTAACTCTCTAGTCATTCTTCCTGTATCGGCTAATACCCTTTGATATCCTATCTTAGCTATTCTTGCAAGCACTTTTTCTCCAATCATATCTCCTGAAGATGCAACAGAGTTATATATAAAATTAGATATTGTGCTTTCCATAAGGGAATCTAAACCTTCATATATATCTTTTTTACTTTTATAAGAGCCATCCTTCTCTAATGCTTTTTTTGTTTCTTTTAATGTAGCTCTTGAAGTCTTTATGGGTGCTGTTAAATGAAAATCTAAAAGAGTGCTTTTAGAGCCTCGCTTTACTGAGTTATATATGTCAAAGTTTAAAGCAGTAACAACATTTTGTCTTTCGATTACTGGCTTAGCTTTAGTTGAAGGTTTTAAACTTTCATTCATTGACTTCATTAACTCGTGTGAATCGTCAATAACTTCTCCATCAAATTTATCATTTACAACAACGTGGTGAACATAGTTATTAAGTAGATTTATTTTTTGACCTCTTATAACCCCTGCAATAACAATGCTTTTGGAGCAAGAGATTGATTTATTTCTTGAGCAACTTTTATGGATTTTTTCTCAGCACTATTAAACGAGCTGTAAAGTTTATCCATATCAACTATTCCATCAACAACATATGCTTCTTTTATTTTTTCAAGCATATCTATGTCTCTTTTATTCACCTTTGCTAAATTTATTGTTTCTTCAAGGTACTCTGATGCTCTTTTTACCTTTGTTTTATCCTTATTGGAATTATACTCTAGCTCCAACATATAGAAAAATTGTTTAGCTGATGACTCAATTAACTTATTTCTACTTCCTTTAAAAGATTTTCTTACAGCATCTACTAGCATCATCAAGTTTTTTATAAATCTTTCTTATATCATAATTAAAGTTTTGCTCACCTTCAGCCATACCTCTAATTAGAGAATTAAATAAATCTTTAGTTTTACCATCTCCGAATACTTGGTCTATGTAATATAACGGATTAGATTCAAGTGTTTTTTGAATGTAATTCTTCTTACCCTTTATAAGGAATGACTTTACTTTATTGTATCGTTTTTCAATCGCACCAACAGTAGCATTGAATAATGATTTTTTACAGGACTAGAGTTCTTTAAAGAATCTAATTTTATTCTAAGCTCACTAGCGTTATTTGTAACAAGACCTTGGTTTATATTATTAATTACCTGTAGTAGTGTTTTTAACTCATTTACAGACAACTCTTCTATACCCTTAGTGTTAATTAACTCTTTTAGTTGTTTAGCCAATGCTAACTCTTCATTTGTAGAAAATATTGGATTCTTTTCCTTAGAGTTTTCTTTTATACTTCCTATTAACTCATCCTTTTCTTCCTGTATTTCCTTTTCTGTTTTCGTAGTTTTTTTAGTTGGACTTATTATTGAACGGTATTTTTTCATAATAACAGCATCGCTATCATCTATAACACCATCTTCTTTCATAAGAGAAACTATCTCTGTAAAAGACTTTCCTTTAACTTTTGATTTATTTTCAGCAACATAGTCTTCAAAACCACTAGCTAACCAATTTACTTTACTAAATTCAGAATCCATATAGTTAAGAATCTCTTCAGTATTTTTAGTTATTGATTCTAAATCTAACTCAAGTTCTTTCTTTCGTTTAGAAAGTGTATCTACTATATCTAAGTATTTATCTAAAAACTGAGATGGTATTAATCTAGGGTTAATTCTAAATAATTTACTCAGTAAAGGACCTACCTCGTTAATCCCTGTTTTCCCTTTCTTAATATTATTTCTTGCTTTAGGTAGCTTTGAATCGGCATCTCTTATCTTCGCAAGATAGTCTGCATCTGCAAATACCTTTGTCATATAATCAACGAAAGACTCAACCTGAGATGTAGAAAATACATCAACATTCTGAAACTTTCTAAATACAGCTTTTACTTGATTTGTTGTTAGTTTTCCTTGACCTTCTAATTCTTTTAAGGTCTCGTTCAAACTATCATCTAATACCTTCTTTTCTTTCGCAGTCAGCTTAGCTCTTTGCTTTAAGCTCTTAGCTATGTCTATCTGCTCCTTTAAATCTATTTTGTTTATGTCGGTAATTAGATTAAATATTTTTCTAACCTTCCCTTTATAGTCAACAATTTTAGGGATGGTTTTTTCTTTAAACTTAAGGTATTTTCTTGCAAATCTTACAGCATTCTCTCTCTGAGTATCATTTGCTGTCTCATACCACTTATCTAATCTCTGTAAATTATTTAGTACATCTTCAAGTATTATATTAGGGTCTGTATCTTTATTGAACTTCTTTTTTAGCCTGTCTGCTAATTTTGTTATTCTATTTTTAGTTTTCTCAGGGATTTCGTCATCCTTCTGCTCACGAACAGCACGAGTGGTTTCAGTTTCTGTAGATATTTCATCGTCTGTTTTTGTAAATTCTTCAGATAATAAAGCCACTTTCTGCTCAGCAAAACTCATCATATCATAGACTTCATTTATTTTTCTTTCAGCTTCCCTAAGTAAAGCAATAGCATCCTTTTTATTATCAGAAGATTGTGCTTTTTTCCTTAATGCTCTAGCCTCATCCCTAACCTTAAAAGCATTTTCATTTATTCCTGAGAAATTAACCCAAGAGTTCTGACCTCTAGTCTCTGTAGTCATTGCTCTTCTTGCAAGAGGAGAGTACATTCTTGAATGAACATTCCAAGCATTTTCCTCACCTAACGGTCCAAAACCATTACCCATTTTTGCGTGACCAAAGAAGTCGTGTACAAACCTAAAAACATCATTCACTAATAATGGAACTCCGTTTTTATCTTTGAATTTAGTTTTCTTTAGCATAGGATTGGATTTACGTGCTGCATCTGTTATACCTTCTGCACCAAAACCTGATTCGGTAGAAAATATTCTCATATTCTTGTTTTCTATCAAATCATCTATCATTTCTCCTGAGTTTAAGTACTCATCATTACTTACCTCAACGGTGTATCCATCTAACAATATCTCTTCGTATTGCAATATGGTTTCGTCTATTAATGCAGAATAAGCCTCCTTTACCTCTCTTTTTTCAGGTTCTGATTTTGCTTTTTCATATGCATCAGAAATCTTTTTTGCTCTTTCCTTATCTAACTTTGATATTCTTTCAGCATCCTTGTAATCAATTCCTGTTCTTTCGCTAATTCTATTCGCAATTTTTGTAGCGTCCTGTAGCTGTTTTTTGTTGAATAGTTTGTTTCCTTCTGCGATTTTTTCTTTTCTTTCATCTTTTTGCTTAATGGTTTTTGTAATTTCTTCTACAACATCTACCCCGGACTCTAGTATACTATCATCCTTTATAATGTATTGCTCTGAATACCCTCTCGTATCTTGCGTGATTAGTTTTACAATCTGAGCATCTGAATTGTCAATCAACTCTTCCTCTAATCTCCTAACCTTTGTTACACCTTGGTTAGTCTCTCCAACCTTTACTACGTCAACAGTAGTACCTTCAGGTATAGTGAATTGTTTTAGTGGCTTATCTCCCTTGTAATCGCTCGCTAGAGCCTTATCAACAGCAGCAAACGACCCTTTCTTAATAGTGTGTACCGAGAATGGTTTGCCCTCCTTTGTTTTAGGCTGCATTCCCTTGAATAAAATTTCCTTTGCCGTAGTAGTTATTCGTTCTCCCGGAGTCTTAGAATCTTCTAACCTCTGCTCACGAGTTACTCTCCTTCCTCTATCCCCCCCGACAATATCTCCGTCAGCTCTAACGCCTCTTCCTCTGATATCTTCAACAGTTCCTTCAATCCTTGCAGAAACGGATTCTGCCCAAGTTGGGTCGTTAATTCCTTCTCCTTTTTCAATTGCTTCATTTCTTGCTTCATTTATAGTTATTTTTCCTTTTCGATATCTTTCCCAAATATCGTTAATTGATTTTACTTTTTTACTGTCTCTTTTAAAAGAATCTGTATATAATCCTCTAACAGCCTCCCAAGTTATACTTTGAACTTGTCTAGGTAGTAACCCTAATTCTTCTGCTGCTAACGCATATGCATCAGAATACGCATAATATACTCCCTTTACTCCTTTTGCTCCTGAGTTACTTGTGTCTAAACCAAAATTATTTTTAACCTCTCTTGAATTACCTGATAATGGCTTCAATAAACCTGCAGCAACAGCGTGAGTATCTATAGTAACGTCACCATCCTCACTCATAGGGTCTATAATGTTATTATAGAAGTTTCTTATTTTGTGCATTTCGCCAAGAGTTTTAGTTATGTTTTCTTGACTACCATCATTGTATATAGATACGCCTTTACCTATTTCAACATAAGAACCCCAAGCTACTTTAGATTTAGTCCCATCTTTTTTAGTTGCAACTTGCATTACTTCTCCATCAGGTCTAAGTATATTGTAATCTTTTGTTACATTTAATTCTGTATACAATCTAATATAGTAAGATTGATAAGCAGGGTTCGCATCCTTTATTTTAGTTCCTATTAAAGATGTTAATACACCTTGCACTTTTTGTATTTGAGATAATTTTTTTTGTAACGCTTCTTTGTTTTTCTTTGTTCTGCTTTTTTTATACCTTTTTCTAGCACCTGTAGGTCCATCTAGTCCCGTATCGGAAACTTTCTGTTGGAAGTCAACCATATCTTGAGTCATTGCAGGATTATCCTTGTATGCAATTAACGTAAGTTCAGCCAACCTTAAATTTTGATACCAATCTTTTTGTGGAGATATTCTTTTTCCGGGTCTATATTTAGCTCTAACTTGAGTTGCATCTATTTTTTGCTGACGTTCTTTTCTTTTATCAGAAACTTTCTCTTCAACGTCTCTATCAGTAAGCGGTTTAGTTTCCTCTTCAGTTATAGCCTCTCCCTCTTTAACCCGGGTAGCCATTGTATTTAACAAATCAATGGTCTCTATGTCTGATAGGTCTTGTTCTGATAATTTAATTATATCACCTAAACCAAACTTAGTTGCAACTTTATTTACAAACTGTTTAATCTTAATCTTAACAGGGGCACTTAGTTTCTTATAGTCGCTTGATAGCATACCAAACAATTCAGATAATGCCTCCTCGCTTCGTATGTTGTCAGAATATTTTTCAGAAAACTTTGTTAGCTTTCTTTTCATCAAAGGACTAGTAGCCAATGAACGCTTAACAGACTTATACATATCGTCTGTTGCGGCTTGTATATCTTTTTCTGTACCTATCGTATTGAATAATATACTATGGAACGCCTCGTGTCCTACGGTTTTTTTATTAGCTTTTGATAAATCTATATGTATTGTTTTTGTTGCAGGGTTGTAAGAACCTCTAGAGCCCTCTTTCGCAAAATCAGTATACTCCTTAGTTGTATCGTGGAGGACCACTCTAACATTAGGTGCTACTCTCTGAATAGCAACAGCAGCTTTTGTTGCTTGGTCTACTATTGATTGACCTATAGATGAAAGCTCAAATTCAGCAGATTTATTTCTAACTAAATTGTCTGATAATGTTTCTGCTACTTCAGGATTTGTTTCATTAAATATATTATCAACCTTCTTAGACAGAGTAACTTCTTCAGGTGCAACCTCTTCAGTTACCTCTTCTTCAACTTTTACTTCAGGAGCTTCTTCTGTTGCTGTTTCTTGCTCTGCTATAATATCCTTTTCAGTTACCTTACCTGAAACAATATCAGATATCTTTTGGTCTAAGTCCTGTATCGTTTGTTTTTTATCAGAAACCAAAGAAGTAGTTTTTACACCTTCTATTGCTTTTTCTAAAGATATTTTTTCCGATGTAAGTTTAAACAGTTGTTTCTTTAGACCAATGGAGATTTTACTATTTTTTGTTGCATTTTGAACTTCTGATGATGCCTGTGCAACAATTCCAACTTGCTCTTTAGCACTTTGAAGCTCTTCATCTGTTTTTATCTGTCCTGTTTTTCTATAAGAATCAAGCTGTTGGTCTATCTTAGCCATTTGATTTGGGTCGGTAAACATATTCTCCATAGCTTTATAATCGCTACCAACAAAAACATTTCCTCCCGCTAAGTTCAATGAAACGCTTCCAATAGAGCCCGCAACTGAACCTAGTGCTACAGTTTGTATAAGCTCTTCAATAAATTCGTCTGAACCTAACTTTGCTTTTAAAAACTCGGGCTTGTCTTCATCTTTTAAAGAGTTGTATGTTTCTGCTAAGCCTTTACTTAATAAATACTGAACCCCTTCTTGAAACCCCTCTTCTGCTGCTTCTTTTAATGTTTCTTTTAATATAGGTTTTAAAGATAATTTTACAGTCTCTTTTGCAAATTCTTTTGTGAAATTTTTTCCTCCTTTTTTTATTATTTCTTGTATTATTTTTTTTCTAACGGTTCTTTCTCCTACTTTTTTAAATGCATTTCTAAAAGGAAGCCTCTCTAATGGAGCTGAAATAGCTCCATAAACCACAGAAAGATTCATAGCATCATTATGACTTAATCCACTATTTATAGCTTCCCTGTACATCTCTCCTGTGGACATTGTATAACCTGCTGAAAGAGCAGCAGGAGTCCCACCAAGTGCAGTAGAAGCTACGACAAAGCCAATTTGACCTAAAGTCTCTCCTACAAAGTTTGCTTTTTTGTCTCTATAATCTTGACCAAAAGATTCTCTTGCCAAATCCTCTATTTTTAATGCATCTTGCATAGCAGACTCACTAATATTTTCATATACATTAGAAGGCTAGGAACTAACCCCGGGCTATAACCTATTTTATTTGCTACGTGTGCTAATGTAGCAATAATCTTTTTTGGGGCAGATGATGCAGTAGGCAGAAAGTGTACCGATACAGCGGTTCTTAGAAGCCTGACTCTATAGCATAACATATCTTCATTTTCAGATATAATATCTAAAGAATTAATAATTATGGAATCATCATTTGCTTCTTTTACTAAGTTGTTGTATTCTTCTATTGTTTCATTTAAAGGTATAGATAATTGGTCTGCTAATAAGTTATTACCCTGCTTTCTAAGCTCATCAACTTTTACCTTATTGTTTAGTATATCTTCTTGGAGTTGACCTGCTTTTTTTAATTTTACAAAAAAGTCTTCTTTCCTTTGACTCTCTATAGCACCTGCCAAATTTTCTATTACACCTCCGGTGTCTTCAAATTCATCCTTGTCGTATTGCCTAACTATTTCCTTAACACTTTCCGTTGGTATTAATGATTGGTCAAGCCCAACTATTTCCCCATTCTCTCTAATTAGACCCGGCTCTATTGTAGCTTTTAACTCTTCAGGTAATGCGTCATATGATGAAATAAACTTTTTATCCTTTCTAGCCTCGTCAAGAGCATCTGCGTATATTTCAGGCATAAACTCTTCTACATCTTCCCCTAATCTATCATATTTTCTAGCTAACTTATCTCCAACTCTGTCAACCAAATCAGATTCCGCTTCAAACAATCCCGGATATGCATCTTGTACTAAGGGCTGCTCAGGTGCTACAAACTCTTCAGGGTCGAACTCAGAAGGTCCAATTGGAGTTGCTTCATCTAGTATTTGTACTTGGTCTTGAGGTATAAAAGGCTCTGCTATTCGCTGCTCTGTTGCAGGTGCCACTTCAGGCTCAACAGCCATTGGGTCAAATATTCTCTCATCTTGCTGAGATGCCGATGAACCATTTTCTGCCGGAACTTGCTCTGTAGTAGATTCCGTAATGACCTCCTCCAAAGAAGGCTCTGATTCTTCTTTTTTTTTTACTTCACCCAATGAAAACTTAGATAAAAATTCTTCTTTACTTTTTGTGTAAAATCCATCTCTAGAAACTACGTTAAAAACTTTATCTCTATATGTTTCATCTTGGTATTTAGATTGAAAATCCTCAAAAGATTTTGTGTAGTAACCTTCTCTTTTTAATACGTTAAATAACTTCTGCAGCTCTTCCATTATTATTAATCTAGTTCTCCTGATTTATTCTCAGTACTCCCTGTTTGCGGCTGTGTTGGTGTTGTAGCCGACCTATCAGTTAATGAAGTCATAAAGTTTTCTGCAATTTCATACAATAAGCCCGTATTCATGAAGTTTATCAAATCATTTAATTCGTTTTCATTATCAAGATTTACATCAATAAACGAATCGTCTACTGTGTTATTAATTCTTACTTTATTAAACCCCGGGTCAAAAGTATCACTAGCTTTAAAACCTAAGTTTTCATAATACTTATTAAAATCTTTTGTAAACCCTTCTTCGTCAGAATTAAATTTTCCTTCTTTATCAACAATCTTAGTTTTAATTGCACGAATATAATCCTTAGCATCTTCAACAGGGTTATCAACCCTTGTTTCTAATCCTACCTCAGTTGGCACATACTCTCCCTTGGCAGGTATTATGTTACCACCACCGGTAAATTCTTCGCCCATTTGATTCCATTCTGCTTTATTGGGGTTAGCTGCATAATATTTACCATCTTCACCCATTTTAATTATTTGAAGTGGAACAGCGTTCTTGCCTGTTCTTGATTTACCTTGCTTTTTCCCGTCATAATAAATCTCCATTGCCTTGTACTTTACATTAGTTTTTTCATCTGTCAATTCAATAAACCTTGCTTTTTCAAAACCTAGTTTTTTCATTCTATCTGTTTGACCTATTTGTCCAAGTAGCAATTCCTGTCGTTCAGGAGATGAAGAATATACTTCATTCCAAAGCAAAGCGATTTCAGGTATTTTTTTACCGCCTCTGCCTCTGCCTCCGCCTCCGCTTCTAGGAATACTCTTTCTTCCTGTGCTACCTGCTGTTACTGTTCTGTCTAGCTTACTTCTAAGTTGCGACCTTAAAAAATCTTTTGCAACTTTTTCCTGTTCTTCTGTTAGCTCAGGCTTAAGCACACTATTTCCTGTGTAAATCTGTCTTATTTTGTTAAGCTCCTTACAATCTACTCCCGGAGGACAGTTCTTAAAACCATCTCCATCAATATCTTTTACGCCATCCATTAAAACAGAAACAGCTTCATATGGATTAGCTAGCATAGCACTTATATACTTTTCTTCAGCATCAAGAAACTCTTTGCTAGCCTCTTTTACTTCTTCACTAAGAACAGCATCAGCACCCATTGCTGTAATGTCTTCAACTTTAAAAAACGCCCCTGCTTTTGACGTTGATGCTATCTCTTGAAACACATACTGATACTTACCTAAAGTTTTAACAATATCATCTATATGTTTATCGTAATCATATTTATTTACATCTTGCAAGAATATATTCGCAAAAGCCTGTAAGCTAACAGAATCTTCAGGGTTTGTGCTGTTTACGTAGCCACCCTGACCATCAGAAATAAGTTTGTTGCCCACCATAGTCCCGTCTTTTTGAATAACTATTTTTGTGTCATTAAGATTAGAAAACTTCATAAAGTCATCTAAATTTTGACGAGTATATTCAGACATATTCCCCGACATATTTGATTCATTAAGGTTGGCAATCTGTGCGTTTAAATTTTTAAATGTTTTTAAAACCAAGTCCGTATTATCCGTTAAGTTCTGTAATCTTCGTTGGTATTCGTATGTTGTAATTTCTCCATTTTTCCAAGCCTTATTATTTAAAACGTTCCATGTTTTTATGTCATTACCAACGTCCATCATCATGGAATTTGCAGTAGTGTTTTGCCCTAATGGAATTTCTATGTCAGCAGCTACGGTAGCTAAGTTATCAAGTGCCTTAAATTCTGCTTCACCCTTTTCTCTTGTGGTGATAAGCATATCTGAGAAGCTCTTGCCAATGTCAGCCCAATTGACTCGGCTATCTGCGTCTCTATCTACATATCCAAATTTAGTTGCCATCTTAATTAATAGGTGTGTAAGAACCTTTGCCTGTTCTAAGGTATCTATTGTTCATGCGTTTCTGTTTATTCATGCCGGCTATAGCAGGGTCAAACGATGCTTCAGGAATAAAATCTAGTCCTCCTGATACCGCTGTTTGTACTCCTTGTAAACCTTGCTGTATTGCTTGTGCTCTAGCTTCCTCAGCTTCTGCTGCTGCTAGCTGTGCTCCTGTCACTTCACCTAAATCAAGTTGAGTCCCTATATCACGAAGTCTTGAATCTTCTTGAGCAGTCAAGTAATCTAAGTTAAATAGCTCTTGACCCATAGCCGATGCTATTTGTCTCTGTGCTTGCTGTTGCTGTGCTTGGATAGCACCTACCCTGCCCAAACCTCTTTCGCTCTCTCTAAGAGCCTCTATGCCTTGTGCCCCCGCTACTAGCGAAGCCTCTCTTTCTAGTTCATATGGCTCTTTTTGAATAGCCAATGATTCCATATAATTTTTTTCAATGCTCTTACGAGCTTGACTCATTGCTTTTTCTGCTTCCAACTCAGCCTCTTTCATTTTTTGTTTCTGTTTTGCTGCTTCAGAAAATCCAATTACTGCTTGTGCTGCTCCCACACCTATTGCTGCTGCTGTTAATGCTGTTGCTACTGCCATATTATAATTTTTTTATCATTTCAGATGAATAACTATCTCCTTCTATGTACCCTAACTTTTTATAGACATCTATAAGACCTCTGTGTTTTATTAGAGCATATGCTGTTGATGCACCATTCATCTTACATATTTTGGTTAACGTATTAATTAATAACTCTATAGCCATTGACCTGTTTGGTTTCTTTCTGTAGTTTTTATTAGAAATTATCCAATCAACCCAACAAACTTCTGAGTTTGTTCTATATATAAAACCTGCACATACAGGGATATCCTCGTCATAAACAATAAAGCCACCTGTCCCATTTTCAGGTAAAAATGATTTTGGAGGTGCTGCCCAATCCCAATCCTTCCACCAATCTACAAGTATATCGTCATAGTCAGTTTCAGATAATGGCTTAACGTCAAACATCATTGACCACAAAGATAGTAAAAATTAAGGATTGCTTTTCATTACTTCTGACTCAACAGCAAATAATTCAACCTTTGTGTTTTCTGAATACGTCAAGTTAAACACCGCATAGTGCCCCAATACACCGTGAGATTCAGCAACTGAGTTTTTAATAAACAAGAAGGCTTCTATATTTGATGGTATTGGTGAAGTTCCGGCAGGTGATGTATCTATAACCACATTATTTGTTCCTCTTCTAATGTCCACATTAATAGATGTAACATTCCCTGCATATACAGGTTCATTAGTGCCTGACAAAAAGTAGAAGTAATCATCAACACTTAATATGCTTCCTATCTGAACAGTTGTCGCAAAGTTTATTGTTGCAGTACCTGCACCCGCAACTACTGTAGTGCTTTGACCTATACCATTTAGTGAACGTAATGCGAACTCAGGAACATCAGCGGGAGTAGAACCTAACCCTTCATTTCTAACAAACGCATACCAACTCTGCTCCTTTTTCTCAAAATAATCAGAATCAATAAATCCTGAATCTTGTATGTCGGTTTCTATTGTAGCTGCCCAACTATCGTCTCCCTCTAAATTAATAGTTTTAAAGAGCTTGTTTTCTAGAGGTGATTCATTGAATACACTCTCAAGGGTAGATGGCTTAAAAGCCTCGCTAGGGGTTTCTGCCTGAGTCCAAAACTCAGTGTAGAATGTGTTTCTATTATCGTTCACATTATGACGGTAAAGATTACCTCCTTTGAAAGTGTAGAAATAATTATTCATTCCTATCATCCAATCAGGATAGTAGGTGTAGAATGACGGAAAACCTTGCACTCCCTCGTCATATGTTATTGTATAATTTGCCATATCTTAACAGTTTGCTCTATTTATTACTATTCCATTTGAATCAACTTCAATATATTCAGTTGCGTTTATTTTGTAAAATCCTGCACCTAATACTGACTGACCATACTCATCCGAGAAAACCCAATCATTCACTTGAGGGTCCCCTGCTGTACCCGATACAGGAGCATTGTAATATGTTGTCACAGTAGAAAGACTGCAGGCAGCAGTTGAACTAAGAGCAGCAAGACTAGAAGAATAACTTGTCAATAAAACAGGACATTCAACCTCTACACCAAATGCAGTGTCAGTACAAACACCTGATATTTCAATATTTAAATCAGAGGGGCTTGTGTCGGTTTTTGGTATAACCATATAAAAAGTACCCGGATTAAAAACTGTATTAAATTGCAATTCACCCGCCTGTGGTGTTATATCTTGAGTGTTTCCCGTAGCAACAAAATTAGAACCATCGTATTTGTATTCAGTTAAATCACTGTATGTATTCCCGGCAACAGGAACGCAAGTAGCTCCATTGTAACCTAAATAAGTGTATCCATTTGTAAACGTACTTCCTTTATAGCCCCCTTCAGTTGCATTATCAAGACTAAATTTATTATACACCACACTATTGTAAGTAGCTTTTATACCATCAGGTATATTAGCGGGAGTGAATTTAACTATAACTGCTCCAACATCAGATGATGTATTACCTAAGTCTATATTAAGTAAAAATACTCCTGCCCCTAAGTTATAAGTGATTGGTCCTCCACCACAAGCCACTAAGCATTCAGGGCATTGTACTATCGGTAATAAAACGCAATTAGATTGTTCCCTAACTATATTGCCATCAGAGTAAAACCCATCCGTTGCACAGGTGTTTAATTCTTCATCCTGAAAAACTGCCGTTGAGTTAGAAAGTGTTGTTCCGTTTATATAAAATTCTGCCATAATTTAATTATTTAACATCCACAGCAAGCTGCTGAAACTGTTTCTCCATAACATAAATCCACTTCAGTTATTGTTCTATAATCCCAAATAAAGTATAAATATTCACCTCCAATAGGCATATTGAACTCTGCAAAGTATGTGTTCGGTGCACCTGTGGTATCTATTGGAGTAGCTAGTTGTGCCAATGATAACAATGCTTGCATATCCGAATCGTTATTTTCGTCAAATAGGGTGTTACTTCTTATATATTTAAATTTGTGTCTCGTTTCGTCAAAAACAAAATCATCAAACCCTAACTTGTTGGATATTATTTTTACAGTAGCTGTATCAGATGGTATAATGCCACCTCCCTGTTTACCTGAAATTTTTTGGTATTGAGATACTAAAGGATTACCACTTCCTGAAGAAAACTCAACTGATTCTGAATGTAATGGAGATGTAAATGTTCCATCTGTCCAATTATATTCATTATGTATAAAGAGTCCTGCTTCATCATCTCCCGTAAAACATACATTAATTATTGTTATCCTTTCAGAGTCAGGGCAATTTACTAATATCTGCACTGTAGCACTATCGTTTGGCTCTACTCTTATATAAACAATCTGCTCAGACACGGATTGCTTAGGGAATGTCAGTGTGCCACCTACCGTAACACTACCTGTGTTGTAGTCAGTGCCATTGTAGTTAGCATTAATGTTAACTCCCGGAAGAGTTTCTGATTGTTCTAAGATTTGGTATTCAATACCAACATCACCAACAAACTCTCCTACATTTACACAATAAGTTAAAGGCTCTATCTCTTCAACTTTAAATGTTTTTCCAACACCACAAGGAGTACACTCTATTTCACTTGGTTTTAATATGTCATTTGAACTAATAACATACTCATCCATATACGGGTCAAAACCACCTAATTTTTGAGTTTCGAAAGAATCTATAAATAAGTTTCTAAACCAACTCCGCATACCTTGCTCAGATATTACAGTTAGCTTTTCATTCTGAGCAGCACTACCTTTAAGCTGTATTACAGCACCACGTTTAGCATCCGTAAAGTATTTATCTGCACCCCATTGAACAAAACTTTCCGGGTTGTTGGATATACCATACTCTTCTATACGAGCAACCTGCTTTCCTAATACTTCAGGAACTGTAACTAACGAACTACCACCTGTAGCACCCGTTATCATTTCTTTACCTTGGAGCACGTAAGATATTTTATCTTCTTGCAACGTAAGTATATCAGTCTCTCTACCAAATAGTTTTTGAATAGTGCCGAATGACTGTTCAAGCGATTTAAAGTTTAGTAGACCTAAATTAAATTCATTTAGTTTATTTAGATTATTTTCTTGGACATAAACACCACTATATGTTAAATCAGCAAAACGTTCTGATTCTTTAAACTCTTTTTCATCAGTCGTTAAAACCCTATTCCCAAGATTAAATGTTTTCCCTACAATTGAATCTCTTATTTTGTAACTTTCAGCTCCGTTGCCAAATGAATAACAATTAAAGAAGTCTGTTTCAATAATAGCAGGTAGTGATGCAGTTTGGTCTTGGTCTGAAGGTTTATCTCCCGATAAATGTAATCCATCTGTGGTAACTTCGTATGTATCAGAAGACTCATACCAAACGTTAGGCAATGAATCTTGAGGTTCTGATTCGAAAATAACAGCATTATCAGCTCTAACAACCCTAACCCTACCTTTTGCAGTTGCTCTTCTATTTTTAAGTGAACCGCAAGACTGAGGACCTACCGCACTTAAAACTATACCATTTGCACCTAGGTCAATATAATAAATAACATTTTTACTTAGATTACAGAATTGGACAGAGGTCTGTTTGCCTAACCATTCTGTTTTTTGGTCAAGCTGAGTTCCCCCTCTCGCAACTCCTACAATGTCAACATCGGGATTGTCTAAATACGATTGAAAATTTTCTCCATCTAAAAATTCAGCAAAATTAGGATAATCTCTAGTCGCTATAATTTGCATACTGACTTCATATGTTCTCTGTTCGCACCCAAAAAATTCTATTCCACCATTTCTGTTAAAGGAAAAAAACATTTCAACAATAGAGCCTTGGGGTACATCAAAAGCATCATTACTATCGTTAAAGGTCATATCAAAATCAACCCTAGCACAATTCCCTTTAACTTTCTCTACGTTTGTCTTTAATCCCCCGTCTATTACAGCATTAATGTCTTCAGTTACACTTATAGAATTTGGACTTATTTTCATATATACACCTGCGGGATTACCGCTAGTTATTTCATCACTACTGTAAGAATTTTTATCTAAAACAGTTGTGTATACACAATTCGGGGTAGCTCCTAAACTATCTCTTTTGACTATTAGCCTATCCCCCTTTTCTACTTTTGCTGAATTTTCTCCATCAAGCAAAAAGTAAATCATTCCATCATCGTCACCTGTAAAAAATATATTACTAAATATTGTATTGTAATTTTCTTCGTCAGGTTTTATTATGAACTTATAATTAGTAGCCCATTCAGGTGCAATTTGACTTACAGGTATAGTAGCTTTTATGTAGTTTTTAAAAGAAGATTTAGAGCAAGGAATAAAAATTGTATTATTGTCACTAACAAGACCCGTGGAAGACCTTCCAAAACTATCTAAATATACAATCCCTACCTCGTAATTCCTGTTACTATGCAAACTCCTTATATCCCCTAATAATGCAAATCCTGCACCTGCACTAACTATCTTGTAAAATTCATATACCCTACCTGAATTTACATCAGGGTTGTTTGCAGGGTCTAATACAAACTTAACGTAAGGAAATCTAAACCCTACAACATTAGATGCGGGGCTAGTAAATACCTCTATTGTCTGATTATTGTTAGGCACACCCCCACTAGTATCTAAAAAAACATTTACAGGACCATTCTCATTATTTCCTGTACCACTGCTAAGTTTTTGTACACTACCCAAATTTGTAGTTTTTAAATTATCTATAGCACAATTAAATACGTCTGTAAATGTCACTCCATCACAGGATGTGGGTAATGCAGGGTCAGAAGAATAAACTTGCTTTATATTCCTGTCAGGGTCTGTAAAACCAATACCTATTTTATTTTTAAATTCAGGACTGCTCGCTAATTCATATATATTATTATAATCTTTAGGTAAAGTAAAAGTAAAAGTCAAATCAAATGTAGGCTGCTCTTGACCTGAGTCAGGTACAGGACCTGATAATTGAGAGTACTGACTGTGAGACAAAGAGAACTCAAAAATAATATTTGCTCCTTGAATTAAATCTGAATTATCTATACCGCTTAAATCAAAATTCACAGCCCCATCATCAACGGTTGTATTACTCAACGGATAAGTTGTATTTACAATAGTTACAGGCTCTATTTCAGTGATTTGATTTTCTTTACTTATTAAATCTATAAAATATTCAATCTTAGTAGGGTTAAATCCTCTAATTAAATTATATCCATCTACATAGTTGCCATATATGAGCCTGTTCCCCATCATCGTTTGGGCTAAAGCAAAACGAGGAACATTATCATACAATCTTAATATTTCAGAATCAGGCAGTATCGTGAATATATTACTATTATCAAAAACAAAACTATAATCAAAGTTGTCTGCCAAACCTAAAATAGATTTGTCTAACTTTTTTATTATTTTTATTGTGCTATTTTGAGCATCTTTAAATAGTAAATCTATACCCTTAACTAAAGGTCCGCCTGTGTTTATAGTAACATTAGCTGCATTAAATCTATTTACCATCCCTTCATTTAGAGCAGTATCCGGGCTATACCTAAATGGCTCAGGGTAAAAAGCAGGCTCAGAAAATGGTGACGTTGCTGAATAATCATTATCAGAATATCTATATCTATATGCAAAACATATATACCTGTCGTTTAAATAACTTTCTTCAGAACTTATTTTTATTAAATCAACAGAAGGAGAAAACAAAGGCGGTTTTTTAATAACCTGAAGCTGCTCTTCTAAAATCAAAGGAACTCCACCATAATCAAAAGCTGTTGTTTCAGGAGGAATTATTTTAGGATTAGCATAGTTTCTTGATATATTAATAAATCTAGGAGGATTTACATTGTCTGTAAAAAACAATAAATCTTCTACTAAATCTACTCCTGTTATAAGATAATCAGGGTCAAAATTTAATGTAGTTTTATTGGTATCAAACTTTACACTAGTTACGTGATATACGATTTGGTTTGTTAAAGTATTGTATGATACTATTAAGTCAATCTTGCCTAGTGGTGCATTATTAGATACAGGAAGTCACTATCGTGGACAAACCAATATATAGTCTCTCTAGCTCCATCTTCATACGCACCAATACATCTAGCAGATGTACTCAATGGAACTCCTTTATATTGCAAAGCAGTTAGTCCTAAGTTACCCTTAGTGTTTTCTATTACACCAATCTCAGAGTTTTCAGTAGAACCCATACGAACATTGATTGCATCTACATATTCACCATTAGGTATAAGTCGTTCATCAACCGACTTATTCATTCTGCCTTTTATAAAGTTCCTTGTAATATTCGCCATATTATTTTAACCACTTATCTTGACCTCTTAGATTCATTAATAATCTACCCGGGTGTATATTGCTTATTCTTATCTTAGCGTTTCTTAATAAAGCAGTTTTTCTTTTTTGTGCTCTTCTCACAACGTATTCTTGGACATTGAGTTTGCTATTTAGTATAGCGTACTCTATATATGCGTATACGTAATCCTCAAATAATTTATTTACGCTAATCTTAGAGTCATCTCCTCCTTCCATACCATCAGATACATACTCAAGTATGCATAGTTCGTTAGCCATATCCGAACTAAAGTTTATAACACCTGATTTTTTATCAATCTTAAATGTAGGATTAAAATTAGCGGTCTCTGTGTTTAGACCATATCTAGCACCTATGCCGTAGTCAAAGTACCAATTTCCCTCGTAAAAATATCCTTCAAAACCATCAAACTGATGTCCTTGGTTTAGATAAATACTTTTCTTTTGTTTTGTAATTCTGTCTAAATCAATCTGAGAAAACTGAGGAGATAATGCATTGCCATTTGAATCAAATAATATTCTATTATTATTGTCTTGCAAATATGCTAATGAAGAGTTTATCTGAATGTTTTCAGTTAGTGGTCTAAGTAAACCATCTTTATATATATTAATTCTAACCCAATTAACGTAGTCTGAAGGCAATATGTATCGTAAAGAGTCATTGACATTCAACTCTAATACTTTAAGTTCTTTAAAAGCATCGTAGTTAAGTTCTTGGACTGCTCTTTTTGCGTGAAAAATCACCTTAAATCTTTCTTCGTTATTTACTAGCGAATGGTTTCCGCTATACATCAACATAAAGTTGTTGACTATATCATATAAACTGACATATTGGTATGAACCCCAATTTTCATCTTCAGGAGCTTCTCCTCCATTTTCATAGTATTGATATTGTGATAAATATGCCATTATTATTGGTTATCTTTTTGTTCTTCTAAATTAGCAAACTGAACCACCTGAGCCTCTCTTATTTGCATACCTGAATATTGAAGTATCTTAGTGACTAAGTTTACTTCATCTTCAATAGGTAATTCAAAGTCTTGATAGTCTGATTGTGATTGGTCAAACACAGGCTCTCCACTAGACAATGTACTATATGTCCACTTAGGGTCTTTTGGATATCTAATGTACTGACTAAATACCTGACCGGGATTATTTATCGTATTAGGTAATACTGTTATTGAATCGTTATTTAAAGAGTATGCCGGGAAAGTTTTAGTAGGTGCAGTGAGTAAAGAGTTAGATAGCATACTAATCTTACCATTTGTCACTTTTTCTACTTCGTAGTTTTCAGGTTTGAATATAGAGTATCCATCATTATCCGCTATGACTTGAGGAAATATATTATCCTCTAAGTTTAAAGTAGTATTGAAACCGTTAAAATTATTGATTGCTCTAATGTGACTAAGTTAACCGCTATGTCTCCAACTGAAACAATTCCATCAAATCCACTATCAACTAATAAGTTTGGAGAAGAAGTCCCCTGATTAGTTCCTTCTTTTAAAAATGTAGTGTAGGCTAAAACCTTATTCAATAAATAATAATCATCACCTGTTGTTTCTTGAGATGGTGTAAAATATCTATTGTAATTTTTTTGGTCAAAATTTCTTATTGTAGAAAATGAATCTATAGACTCTTCAATGCCTTTTGTATTATTAGCATATTCCGTTCCTGATATTCTAGCGTTCTCTTTGTTTATTGCTGTGTTGTAATTACTAAAGTAGTTTTCAAATATTTCTAACTGTGCTTGCTTAGCAAACAAATTAAAATCTTGTGGGGATACATACCCATAGTTGTTCTTGTTAAGAACCGAGAACACTGTATTTCTTACTGAGTTTATCATAATAAACTTTTGTACAAAGATAGCAAAAAAAAAGAGTCCGATTAAAAATCGGACTCTTCTGATTTTAGAATACAGGTATATTTAATTTATTGAAATATTGATTATCCTTCTATAAGATTCTCAAGCATTTTTAGTGAATCAATTCCTTCATCACTCTGCAAATATGATGTTGCTAAGTACAATGGGTCTTCATTGAATGGCACAACAAGCATTCTTGTTTTATTAGATGGTGTACTAAACCATATTTCTTTTTTGTTTCTTCTAAAGGTTAATAACCCCTTATCAAAGAACAGTTGTACTGTACCTTGAATTTTAACTGTTGGGTCATTAATAGCATCCAAAAAGTCACTTGGATTGCTTTTAGCAAAAATCAATATATCTCTTTTTAATTCAGCAGTAGATATCTTAGACGTATCTTTACCGAACAATACACGAGACAATGATTCAATCTGCTCAATAGATAGCTTACTAGCTTCAACAAGTGCATCCACTTCTAAGTTAAGAATCTCAACTTCTTCTTCTGCATCTTTAGCTTCATCAACCTCAATAAATCTGTTTCCATTCATAGGGTGATAATGTAAAAATTCTTGAAGCACAGGATTGTTTTTAGGAACTCTCAAGCATACCATCTTCAAAAACAATTGGCTCTAAAATAACATTGCCATCTTGCTCATCTTCAAATGGAGACTTTTGGTTTCTAGCATATCTAAGTGGTCTGTTTTCATTCTCTTTCTTCATCAAAGTAAAGTAATGAATAGCTCCTAGAACTTTTCGTTGGTATCATAAACGATAAGGGAGCTTTGTCTGATTTTAATCTGTAGGTTTTATCTACAGCTATTTTTTTATTTTTCATTTAATTTAATTTACAATTTTAAAAAAAGGGGGTGATATTTCACACCCCCTGTATAATATTGGTTTCTTCTTAGTCTTTGAACAAGAAGAAGTTGTTTGCACCCATAGTACATACAGCTCTCTCAGAAAGGAAGTGTACTTCCATTGCATCAAGGTCGCTGTTCATTGCACCACCTGCTGAACCTGTAATCCACGTTTTGTAACGTCTGTCTTCAGTTTCTGAAGCTCTGTAACGTACGTGTAAGAAAGGTCGCTTAGCGTTCTTTCCAAGAACTTGGTCATAAACAGTAGTAGAACCCGCAGGTACTAATAAGTCCGTTTACTCTACCTGACCTCCTGTTGGAAGACCACCTCGCATAGTTGGGTCGTTTAGGTATTTCCAATCAGTCTTGTAGAAATCGTAACCTCTACGGAATCCTGTGAATCCTAAGTTTAAGCCATATCTTTATCGTTATCAAATAGTCCGTAAGACGTACCACCTGCACCGTAAGAATTTTGAGCTGCTAACATATCGTCAATATCAAAACCAAATCTCTGTTCAAGAAAATAACATTCTCTTCAATAGAACCTTGCTTATCTAATCGTCTGAATGATGTTGTCAAAATCAGCTAAAGTAGAAGGATTACCACCTGCCCATACGTTTCCTCGGTTTTCTACTGAGTAGAAAATACCTTCAGAACCTTTGTTACCTACGTCAGTAGCAGCATTTGCTGCACCTGAACCTAGCTTCAGCAGGAACTGCTTCAATCATTGCTGTTTCTAGGTAGTCATCAAAACGTAAACGAGTTTCGTGCTCTGACTTCAAGTACCAAAGGTATCCTGTAGCACCATTCTCAGTAGTTACTTCTACCCATCCGATTTGAGCCATATCAGAACCTGATACTGCATACTTATCTTTAAGGATAATTGGAGAGTTTCGAAAATGAAATCATCAGCCTCTAAAGAACCATCCATTCCGGAAGTTCCTTTTTTGAATTCAGAACCGTAAATGAATACAGTTACAACTTCAAATTGCTGCAAAACTGCCTGTCCACCTGCTTCGTAGTAAGCAACATAAACTCAGTTTGTGCTGCCGTGAACAACTGCTGTAACGATTGCTTTGTTGAAGCTGTCCTGCAGTACCTGAAATCATTACAGTTTGACCCACTCGAATAGCGATAGAAACATTAGCATCAGTAATGGTTGCTAGGGTACTAATGCATCATTTACTGTAAAAACGTAGCTGTATCATCTGCTAATACTGCTGTAAGTACAGTTGTACATATTTAGTGTGAAGTCTTCCTTGCTCAGCCCATTTAATAAGGTCAGAGTTAGAAGGCATTTCTGCTCCTACCATTCTAAGGAATGAGGAGATTGTACGATTACCATATCTCTCAAATTCTTTCTCATAAGTATCAGGTAGATACTGATTCAAGAAATCAAAGTTGGTAATATAATTTGTTGCGAGTGGGTACTTGCTGTGCACTTGGCTGCAAATCAAACCCCGGAGTTGTTTGAACACTTCCTGCCATAATTTTTCTTTTTTAATTTTTAAACTTATTTTTTACTTCTAATTTTTAAACCTCTACCCGAGTCGTTGCCGAGAGATTTAATTTGCATCCCGCCTTTAGAAGTAACTTCAGGTGTTCTACGTTCAGACATATTAATGTTTTTCGTCTTACGCATCACATCGTCAGTAGCCTCTGCCTTGCCTTGTTCGTAAAAGAACTTGGCAAACTTTTCAGGATTCATTGCAATAGACAAAGCCTTGTGGTAACCTGCTGCATCTTCGATAAGCCCATCTTCATTCAAAAACTTTCCTATAAAGTTGTTTGGGTCGGATTGAATTTTCTTTAATTCAGTAGCATCACCCGGAGAAAAAGTTACCTTTTTATCGTCAAGCGTGAACTCAAAACCTTTGAACTCACTTCCGAATACATCATCAGTTTTTTTATAAAACCAATCACGTTTTCTTTGTACCGTCTTCTTCGTAAGTCTTTGATGACTCTATATATTGTTTATATGCCTCAAGGTCTTTCTCATCACTTTCAGAAATAGAACTCCGTCTTGACTCAAGGGGAACTCTGTACTTTTCCTTCTGCTCATTGAAATACTTCTTGGCTTTAGCAATAGTCTTTTTTCTTGCTATTTTGATTTTCTTAATGTCTCCATCATCATCTAAATCCTCATCAAAGGTGTAATCATCCATTAACATATCAATGTCTTCGGAGTCTAAGCCTTCTTCTGTAGCACTAAGATATTCTCGTAGCAATGCATCAGAGCTTAATTCATCGAAGTCTTTGCAACTTAACAAAGTCATCGATTCCTCGCCCTGTTTCTTTTTTGTACTTGTAATAAGCTGCAACATCTTCAGGCATCTTTTCAGACTTCCTGATACGCTGTAAGCTCATCAAGAGAATTAATTTCTCTTCCGTACTTATTTTTAATAAATGAAAGAACGCTTTCCTCATTTAGCTCTGAGGGTTGAGCTGTATCTTCTTGTGCTTCAACTTCTGTCTCTACACTTTTCGTTTCTTCTTTATTAACAACCTGAGTTGTCTCTTCAGATGAAACTTCTTCATTTAGCTTTTCTTCGTGCTTTTCGAGTAGCTCCTGTTCAACTTGTTGTACAGACTTTTCCTCAACAACACCCACCTCTTTTACTTTAATTTCCATTTGATTTGATTTTATGCAAAATTAAACAAAAAATAATTATGTTTTTTATCTAGGGTTAAACTCAGCTAGGTCAAATCCATCTAGACTATCCTCGTTAGATTCAAAGTTCATAGGTGGTAAATTATTCTTTCTTTGATTTATTAGTTTTGATTGCTCAGAGTTTTGTTGGCTAATTCTATCTGACTTAGCCTTTTCTCTTTTGTCTTCTCTTTTTTGAAGTTGACTAGCATCTACACCTCTTAGTTGCATATTTAAGTTAAACTCTTTGTCCATTAATTGAGACTTTGAGCATAGCTTCGTTCTTCATCTTCTCTATTTCAAATGCTACCTCTGCTTGCTTTCAACTGCATCTTAGCTTGAGCTTCTGCCTGTGTTTTCTGCATAGAAGCTTGAGCAGCCATTTGCTGAGACTGCAACTGTTGCTGTGCTTGCATAGCTTGTGCTTGCATTTTCATCTTTTCTTCTCTATCTTGCTTAGCTTTACGCTTAACTTTCAGCAACTGATTAGCTAACTTGATATTTCTAATTTCACGAATATCAATCGCATCTTCAAGGTTAATATCTCCTTTAGATAATGCCATCTGAATATTGTGCTCAAGCTGAGACTTCTGCTCTTCGTCAGGAGACAACCTCAATAAATATACCAAAGTCATATAAGTATAAGTCATTTATATCATCTAAAATATGACACATTGTACTTACCTATTTTATTTATAAACTCATCTTTAAAGTCTGCATACTCTAATACATCACTTACTCTATAAGATAAGACTTTCAGCTAATGTTCTATACATATAAAGACTTCCATCTAATATATGTCTAGTTGCTGTATTTGAATTTGCTGCTGCTAGTTTCTGTAAACCAACTAAAGCATTCGGGTCAGGAGTACTACCATCTCTAGCCTCATTCAGCCCCGTTACAGTTTCTTATTTGGTTTAGATAGTGATTGTAGTTACCAATAAGCATCTGTGTTTTTGATGCACCTGAGTTAGATGTCAACTGCTGTATTGGAACTCGTGCGTTGTTAAATTCACCATCGCCCGTATAGCTTCTACCAATAACACTACCTGTTTGGAAATATAATCTTAATGCATCTTCAGGATTATATGCTGCTCCTGTACCCAAGGTCTACTTCATTCAATCCATCGGCATCAATAAATACACCATCAGGTACAACCTTAGCAATAACCTGCTGTAGTTTTAAATGAGTAATCTGAATCAAATCAGCAAATGGTATCATACGTCTAACTAAAGACTCAATAGCACCTTTATACATTCTTGGTGCTGTGCAACATAGTTAGGAAGTGCGTGCTGCGTAGCAGACTTTGGTCTAACCATATTCTCAGCATCTCCCACTTTAAAATTATATTAGTTCCCATAACCATAACTCCATTATACCATACATCAATAGTTTTTTCTACTTTTTCAAACGACCCTTCCTCCATCATCTCTTCAGGTGGGTTAAATTGGTCATCTTTTTCTACCATTGATATAGCTCCACTATCTTTAATCTTTTTCTTATATACAACCTTTTTAGTTGTCTTATAATTAAAGTACATTAAAGTAGTAGTATCTCTGTAAAATATATCATTGTCGTAATACTGAGCTACATTGTAGTAATCATACCAAGACTGCCCGTACTTAGATATCTCTTCTAAATCTGAATTAGTTAGTGTTGGGTCTATCTTTATTTAGCTCAATAATTGGGACAGTTTTTATCTCACCCCAATAGAAACAATCTTTAAAGTTAGGGTCTTCGGTATAACTATAAACAATATTAGCAGGGTCTACATATTCAACCTTTACTCCTGCTCCCGGTAAAAACTCAGTCTTAGCCATACCAACTACCTAATACCGTTAAATCATAGTCAATCTTTTACGAATGTCTATAATGGTTTTCGTCAAACATTGTATCAATAGCAGTCTCTTCCGCTATCTCTATTGCAGGCTTATAGTTAAGCTGCATATATAATGCTAACTCTTCATCTGACGATGGAAGTTCTTGTGGGTCTACAGAGAATGGATTTATTCCCATTTGCTCTTGTATATTTTTTAATATAGGCTTAGCAAGCATTTCACCTTCAATTAATTGTTGAAACTTGCTTCTCTTGGATTGAGATAAAGCATCCTGAGAGTATGCTTTCACTTTAAATAGCCTATCAGACATACCATTAACAACTATGTCTACGAACTTTGGTAATATAGGAACAGGTGTCCAATCTAGATTTAAGTACGATAAGTCTCCATCTACCGCTAACTCATTTTTATATTTTCCCACAGATTGCTCCCCTCGAGCATACAATCTTAATCTGTGAAAATCTCCCATTGGCTATAAAATCTACACTGCCTTCCATCCTTCTTGAACCATTCATACTGAATAGCTTGACCTATTTGTAGCCCAAATCATCAGTAGCTTTTTCAGCATCTGATACAAATTGACTTGGAAAGCCCTGTAGATGATATGTTTACTTTAACATCGTTCATCTAATAATTTCGCTAATATTTCCGTTATTGCTATACTTTGCAAAGTTAATCTTTATTTTTGATTGTTTTTTTTCTTGTACATACAGGTGCTTCTGCGTAGCCATTATAGCTAGCCCCGAACTTATTGAAGCATCAAACTTTGTTCTGTTCGTTATATCAAACTTAGCCCAATCCTCAAGTGTCCTATTAAATGGCATACAACCTATATCGTCAGACTCTCTATATGTACCTTCTGCATCAAATCCCACATATTTCTCTATATACGACTCAATAGCTGCTGCGTGTGCCTGTTTAACATCCTCGCTACTATTGGGTATACCTCCAAGCTCACGTTCAGTTTTTGATAACTTATTGTATGACTTGTCAGGTCTATTCATACAGAACCCTCTGTATCCTCTGTTCTTAAAATGATACAGTAACCTTGGTTTGTTATTCTCTATAAGTATTGGCATACCATAAAACACACAAGCCATTAATACCTCTTCAAAGAATATCTCTGCTGTCTGTGGTCTAGCTACATACTCTAAAAAAAACTCATTACTTGGTGCTTCATCCATATTAAACATAGTTACTCCGTGTAGTGCTCCATTAGAACCACCACCACCTACAGTACCTGATATATCATATGAGTCACAACCAAATGCACCTATATGGTCATTGCCGGGATACTTTATTCCGTTTCTATCAACCACTCTATTTTGTAAGTTTTTATTAGGTGTCCAACTTACATTGAACCTTCCACGCTTATCAGGGCTAAATATAACCTCCGTATCTTTAATTCCATTTTTCCAATGAAAACTACCTCGTGTTATATGATGTTCTTTTATTAAAGCATCATTGTAATCTATTTGCTGATATATCTTAGTTAGATTAAATATCGACTGTTTACTTTCATCTCTAAATGCGTGAGATTCTGTTCTTGGGAACTGACGATAAAACTCATTTAACGCATCTGCATCATTCTTTAATGATGATACCTCATTGTCCCAATAATCTACAGCACCTTGATATATCATCTCATTATCAACACCCCACAGGTTTTTGTGGATTTCTAAATACAGGCATCCCAAACCTATCTATAAATCCTTCCATATTCCATTCCATTGGAATAAACAAAGAATACATACCACTTTTAGTCTGACCGTTTGAATTACGATTTAGTACATTTGAGTCATTATACAAGCTTTCTTAAAATTATCACCACCCTTATTAAGTGCATTGGATGTAGAACCCATCATACACTTACCTATAATCTTACTACCTAATCGCAAACAAGTTTTAGTTACTCGCCAATTATTTAAAATATTATTTGGCTTTATCCATTTACCACTTTCATCGTGTACTAACAATAATAACTTCTCACCATCATAGCTGTTGTCATCTGTGTTCTTCCAATCTATTGTTGTATCCAAACCAAACAACTCATCGTCATGGTATCGTACATATTCTTTCTTGGTGATCTTTGCTGCCGGGATACGAAATGCAAGCTCTGTCTTCGGCTTATCCATACCATCCATAATAGGCTTGAAAAAGAAAGGTAGCCTACTGTTTATAGGTACAACCTTGTCAGTAAACATCTTCTTAGCATCTGAACCTGTCTTAGATAGTATACCTACCCTAGCATCTTTTGCAAGCGTTCCTGTATTAACACACTCAGATGATGACATAAACGAAAACCCTGAACGTCTTATCTTAAGATATGTCATACCGAAACTTCTTTTGTCAGCCTTACAAGCCTCCCAATAATATATAAGTATACGATTTGCTTCACGATAGTCAGGATACCCAACATCAATAGATGTCCATTGCAGATACATATAATGTGCTCCTGTTATATATGTAGGCACGCCATTGTTCATAAACCAATGCCCGTACTCTCTTGAATCAAATTCAGATTCAATATAATCAACCCACCTATCTTTAAACTCAGATGGTTTATCGTTCCATTGGAATATAGATTGAATCTTCTGTAAGTCTTTTGGTATTTCTTCTCTCTGCCAATACTGCTCATCTTTCTTGCCACTTCTTTTATACACCTTATTAGGCACTAGTGGTAACGCTATAGGCAATCCCTGTATCGATACTACTCACCTATCTCCCCGGTCTTTGATATGATAACCATATCATACTTTTCGTCATATCCATACTCCCACGTTTTTGCCTTGTTCTTATTTTTTAAGACACTCTTTGGGACGTAATCTTCTAGCGTAACGTATAAGTTATTTTGACCTTCTTTCTGCAAATCCTTGTTTTGTATCTATCTTACTTTTTCCTTTATCAGCAGACTCTAATGCCTCTCTTTCAAGTTCTATTCTATTTAATATCTCAAACGCATCAAATATTGCTAACTTCTTTGTAGCTGCTGCATTCTTTAGTTTGTCGGCAGCTAAATCATCTTCAGGGTCGTGCTTTATAATATCTTCTTTAGCAACCTTTATTAGTTGCTCAACAGCCCTGTGACCTGCCTGTATGATTTTTTTCTTTGTTTCTTTTACGTTCATAAGCTCATTGTTATTTGATGGTCGTACACTCTATATAGCTTTTCATCATCAATAGTAAACTCATACTCACTTTCAGGAGTAAAGCTAATTCTATCCCCGGGCTTTATTCCCATAGATGTAAGATACTTATTTGGGTATCTCATTATACCTACTAAAGGTTCTTCAATGCTATTTTTATATATAACGGAATCTTCTTTTTTAATAGGCTCAACAAAACAATATCTGTCGTGTGCGTTCCAACCATTATCATTCTTATACATAAAGAACTGTTCATTGTCTACAAAAAATAGGTCATCTTTAAAAAAGCTTCTTCCGCTTCTTTGCCTACCCTTCATATCGTTATAAAATTTAAATACGTTGTGATGTACAAGTAAGGTGTCTCCTACCTTAACTCCTCCTACGTAGCCTATTGGAAGCTCGACAACTTCAGCATACCTGTTTGAAAACATATGGTCTTCTTCAGATGTACTAACGACAAGCTCTATTCCTGCTATTTCTTTTGTGTTGTCGTATCGTCTTCCTTTTAATGGCTTTACTATAAAGTAAAACGGTGATTTCATTAAAAGTTTATGTTGTATTCAATAGATACGGGTACGGTTTCATTAAACTCTTTCCAAACAAATACTTCTTGCCCGGATTGTATCCATATCTCTATTGATTTTTTTTCTTTATTAAATTTAATTAAATGTATTGTATGACTATTGTTCAGGACAGACTGACCTGTTATATAGTGCATAGCACCCGACTTATAGTCAGGTCCAATAGATATTTTTCTAATTATGCCCATTAATAAACAACGCACACAACGCTAGAGCTTGTAGTCCGTCTCCTGCGTTTCTATACATTCTACCTACTGCTAGTCCTGCCGATACAGCAGCAGCATTGTCTGCATAATACCTGTATTTGAAAGTTCACCTGAAGTGTTACTGCATACCCATTAAATAGGTAAAGACCAACCTCAAGTAATATTTCCAAGAGCATCTACTGTGTAGTTTTTAGTTTTATTTGCATCTTGATTAGTCTACTGCTCAGAACCTATTAATATATCTGTTAGGTTAACTTGACCTGATATTGGGTATGTACTAATTATCGCCATTTGTTACTTTTCCTGTTTGCACGTTGATGACTGAGCATCATCTCCGTATTTTTCTAATAATTTTTTTTCTTCCTTAATGTAAGCAGCTTTCATTGACTCTATCTCTTTTAATAAAGCATCCTGTGCAATGAAGGTGTCAGCTATTCTGATTTTAACATTGTTATATTCTGTTACCAATCCTTGCAATAGCTCTAGTTCTTCTTTTGTTAATTCTTTCATTTGATTATATTTTCTACAAATATAAAACTTTTTTATCTTTGCAGTATGAAGAGCCCACAGGTAATTATTTTTATAGCTTTATATTCACTTATAGCTACAGCCATTATAACTAATCTATTGTTTGTTAAAAAAGCAGAGAATAGGATTATATCGCCTAAACACAATACTATATCTACCGATACGGTGTATATGTCTATTGATAGCTTGGATTCTAAAAGAGATACAGTAAAAATATACTATGAAAGAAAAATTAGCAATTATCATATACTGCCTTCTTCTGAACGTATCAGCCTATTCGCAAGTCGGATTAATAGATAACAACGGAGACACATTGGTTGCCATAACTATTGAGCAAATGGATAACATATACATTGAGCTAATTCAAAAAGATAGCCTAATGGAACAGGCTATTATAAGCTCTTCTAAGGAAGTTAAACTATACGAGCTAGTATCTATAGCAGAGATTAACTTAAAGTCTTGTGAGGATGTCTTAAAAGATGCCTCAGATAATAATACTTATTTAATGTCTGAGAACAAGAAAATAGATAGTAAACTTAAAAGGACTAGAAAGGTTGCCATATACACTACTATTTTTGCTATACTTAGTATCCTTCTTTAGATACATCAAAACTTGGGCAAGCCTTTGTAAGATGTATATTCATTGTGACCGTGAACGGTGCTGCCCGGATATCTTTTCTTTAATTCATCTATAAGCCATATAAGAGCTTCTTTCTGTGCGTGGGTTCTTGTGTCTTTAGGATTCTTAAATGATTTATCCATTCCTCCCGCATATGCAATTCCGATACTATGTTTGTTCTCACCCTTAACGTGAGCACCTACTTTTGATTCGGGTCTACCCACTTCAACCGTACCATTTAATGTTATGAGATAATGGTATCCTATGTCACTCCAACCGTTATGACCTACGTGCCAATCTCTAACCTCTGCTACACTCACATCTCTTCCTTCGGGAGTAGCTGTACAGTGCAAAATTATTTTATTTACGTCTCTCACAAGTTTCGCAGCATTTTTTTTAGCTCAATATTTTCTTTGTGCAGTAGCTGAATCTCTGACTTTAGTTCAGCATTCTCTAACTTTAATTCCGCAAACTTCTCATTCATATCTTCCACTAGCTTGTCATAAGCTCGCTGCATACCTTCAAGTGCATTCCCCTCCGTTATTTTAATATTTGCCTCTTGTTGTTTTCTAGTAAAGAACCAACTCCCCACCCCCGCTACAATCGAAGCTATTAATGTGTCTATGTGCTCTGATATTAAGTCAATCATTGTTGAATTGTTCTGCTCTTGCTGCCTTGTTTGTATGGTCGAAATCGCCAAAAAATAATGCTATTATGTCTACTAAGTAAGCCCAAAACAACCCCAAAAAATACAATGTGTCTTGTTGCTTGTTTATTCCTAGATAGTGGCTCAGCGTCTTGTCAGGGCTACCCATTCTATGTGTACTGTTTGGCTTGATAAGCAAGTCATTACCGAAGTGAGATAATAATGGACTGCCTGCTTGGTCTATTCCCCAAGCCGCTTTGTAGCACCATTGCCACATTGTTTGCCAATAGACTTTAAAACTCATAGCTTTCACACCTATTATAATTGCTTTAATCCAAGTGTAAGGGACTGCAACTGCTGCTACCGCTATATATAATAATATGGTAGCTAAGTATGCTATTATTGCTATCATAATTCTTCTATTTCTTCAAGTAACCCTAAATCTAACATTTCTTGATAAGTGTATAGATTGGTTCCTTGTGGAATTATGTTTTTAAATAAGAATGAATCACTACTTTCTATATAGGCTACCAACCCATTTTTTTCTACTTCTGTAAGTTCAGGGAATAACGCTACAAGTGCATCTACATTTAAGCTATCATTAACGACTATCTCATAATCCTCGTCAATATGTAATGAATATTCTCCACTTGTAAGTTCTACTTCGCCAAATAGTTTAGATGTAACATCGTCTTCTTGTTTAACCGTTGCAGGTACTGAAATATGCCATAATTCCTTATTCATAGCTTCGCAAAGTTGTTTTGAATCATATCCGTCTATGGGTTTTATAATTATGTACTTCATTATATATACATTGTATCTAAATCGCTATAAATATCAGCATCATCTGAATACACATCCTCGTCATAAAGTATGTAAGCGGAAATACAATCAATCCAAGTATCAGCGGTTTGAGTTTCATCGGAAGCACCTATGGATAATGGTCCTGCTGCACTAGCACTACTTGGTGATGCTGTGTAAGTATTTTGGGTTAAAAAAGTAGCATTATTTACAGTCATTTTAGACCGTTGTGACGCAGTACTATTAGTAGGGTCAGAATAAACTCTTGCGACACTTAACGAGTTACTCGACCATATGTCTTGTAATTTTGGGTTAACACCATTTATTAAAACAACGTCATTATTACCAATCACGTGAACCATATCATTGTTATACCCATTAGCAGACCTATCTTCATATCTGACGTAATAGCTTCGTTTTCCACTTATAGACGTATCTGTTCCTGTCATCCAATAAACAGCATCAGGATTAGTAGATTGTGAAGGTTGCTGAACGACGAATAAACTATTCTTTTGATAATGAGTAAAAGCTATATTAGTAGTAGTTCCCACACCTAGTTTCTGACCACTACCATTGTATTTTATAGATGCGTTTCCGTTTCTTAAAATTAGAGAGCCGCTATCTACTATCTTAGGCTGTTGTGAACTTGTAGCTTGTGTAGCATCGTATGTGCTGCCACCTGTACCTTGATTATACCATTTTGTCACAAAGCCATCATTTCCTGCACCCACAAAAGTAGTAAGCGTTCCGTTTGTAACCTCTGTTGAATTGAAGTCTTGTTCTGTACTATCTGAACTTCTTCTAACTCTTACAACGTCACTTGTATAGGTACTTGACAAATATTTTAATCCAAATGCAATCAAAGCACCTGTGCCATAGTCGGCAGGAAATGGTGTAATTGGACTTACAAATCTGTATGAATTAATTATCATATTTTACGACCAATTAACCAAACTTTTAACCCTGCTCCTGCGACTGTACTTCCAACAGTGTCAATATCTATTGTTATCTTAGCATCATCGGCTAAAGTAGTATCGCTTATTACAACAGGTATAGCCGCAGTTGTAGATGTTTCTTCACCTGCATCAATAGTTAATTTAGTGCTTAATATTGTAGTTCCATTTTCGTTGATATCTACAGTTAGCAAAGAACCTGTAGGTGCAGTTGTGACATTTGCTCGGACCTCTGTAAGCTCAAAACCATAAGGCATCCTAAATGTTGCCTTTGCAGTACCTGTTGTTAACGCAGTTGTTTCATCAGAACAAGCTATGCCTATAGGAATAACAGCAACAGTTGCTTTATCTACCTCTATAAACGTACCATCTGTAGCTAATCCTAGCAGAAAGTCGCTTTCTGTTTTGCTCAGGTCAGCAGCAGACTTATTGCCTGCTCCGTATTCATCTGAACTCACACTAACGGCATTGAGCTCTATACCTCCAACACTATCGAATATTAGATTGCCACCCCCGGTATATTCGTGGAGAAAATCCTCGCTAATCCCTGATATTGTTGTATCGTATATAATAGCTCCGCCACTACTATTACTAATATATCTAAGTGAGGCTAATGAACTACTACCAATCGCACCTATTTGTATCCCTCCACCTTCAAATCGTACCAACGGGTCAGCTTTTATTTTGTTACTACTCCCCCAATATAGTGCTTCACCGGCTGAAGGAAAGCCGTCCAATTCAGGCACATTATCTAGGTTTATAGCTTGATTTACAGTTATAAAGTTTACTTTGGTTGCATCTGCACTTGGATAGTATAGGTTAGCACTACCTTGAGATATGTCATCCGTATCTAAAACTACAACACCGGTTTGACCGTTAACACTATCAACCGCACCACCGCTTATTGTTATGTCACCACTTCCTAATAGACTTTGACTATTTATGGTCTTTATGTTTGTACCGCTCACCAAAGTGTCTTGTAGACCGCTTAAATCTTGGTCTCCCGTATTAGTACCACTTTGATTGCTTAAATTGGTTCTTTCAGCAGCAGTCATATATAATTTGTCAGCCGTTTCAGAAATATTGTTTGCGTTCAACACGACATCCCCGGTTTGACCATTAACAGTATTAACTGAACCCACTGTTATATTTCCGCTACCTAGTAAAGTATTTCCGTTTATAGTTTTAATATTAACTGCACTCACCAAAGTAGCTTGAACAATTACATCTCCGGTTTCACCATTAACACTATCAACTGCACCACTACCACTTATTACTATGTTGCCACTCCCTAATAAACTTTGACTATTTATGGTTTTTATATTTGTGCCGCTTACTAAAGTATCCTGTACCGTTACATTTCCCGTTAAACCATTTACACTTAAAACAGAATTTACTTGAGCCCCTGCTTCTATTCCCGACAACTTTGTCTCATCCGCACTAGGATAGCTTCTCTTTGCTGTGTTTGCTGTTACATCTGTGTTGTTCGATACTCTGCTATCTGTAAAATATAAATTAGTAGTACCCTCAGATATTTCGTCCGTATCTAATAATACAACACCTGTTAAACCATTAACGCTATCGACTGCACCACCGCCGCTTATTTCTATATTACCACTTCCTAGTAAACTCTCACTATTTATGGTTTTTATATTAGTCCCGCTTATTAATTGTGCTTGGACGTTGGTTAAATTTATTTCTATTGCCATTATTCTACTTGGATGTTAAATTGTGTGAGTGGTTGATAGGCATCAAAATTGCCCGAAGACTCTAATACTCCGTTTACATTTACGGTATAAGCAATTAAAAATGATTCTGATGGTTCACTACCACCTGCTCCTACTCCTATTGCTATTACATTTACAAATGCCATTTACCAAAGTGCTATAATTTCGTTTGCGGTTGTACCTGTTGCGAAAATTTTCACAATTTGTATAGGAACGTATCCTACAGGCATGTTTTTAAATGTAACTACATCCCCACCTGACGTTTCAACCTTAAGGTCACCTTCTACGCCAACATAAAGAACGCATCCGTTATTTGTTCCACTACCTCCACCTACTGATGGTATAGAAGCCGTGTCCGAAGGGGTAACATTTGCAGCTCTATATGCTTGTAATTTTTGATATGCCATAATTTATTTTTTAAATGGAAAAATTCTATTTAGTGTGTCTTTTCTTTCACTGCAACCGCAATCTTTACCGGCAGCTTTAGCTGCTTTCTCTACAACTTTTTTTATTCCCGTTGCTTTGGTAATTTTTTCTATTGCGTCACCTAATCCTTTTGACTTCATTTAATTGCAAATATACTAATATTTTCCTTGTATACTTTTCGGTGAACTCTTTTTTGAGCCTCCCGGACCTGCCCATAATTTTTTACAAGACCAATAACGTGCAGTTAACTTATTTGTTGCCGTACCACACTTATGTCTAGCCTTAAATGATTTGCGTGCTGCCTTTGAATAATTGTGACCATAACCTTTAGCACCAAAATGAATCAACTTTTCCTTACCACCGGAACAAGCCTTAACCATTTTTTTCTTGCCTGCTCTGTCGGACCTCATTACCCGATTACACTTCATTTTACTTTTAGTTGCCACGGTTATTTACTTTTTTCTTTTTTACTACTTATATATTTTTTTCTGTAAATCGAACAGGTAACTTTTGTTGCTTCTTGGTTAAGTATGCATCAACATCCTTATCCTTCATAGCCATATCATTGTATTTTATCTTTTTCATCGCTTTGTAAATTTTTTAGTTACTCTTCCTGCCTTCGTATTAGCTACAACAGTTTTACCTCTTCGCCCTGCACGTCTTTTTCTTACGAGCAGTAGATGCTCTTTCAGACTTAGTCATTGACTTAGCCTTAGCAAGTGGCAGACAGCGGTCAGGGTTCTTCTTATCCTTGCTTGTACCACAAGCACCCTTTATCGACCCATCCGTTCCGATGCGTACCCACTTCTCGTCTCTCCACTTCTTTAACTCACCCATTAGTAAGACTTCTTTTCACTTCCGTAATATGGGTTGTTCTTTAAACTCCCTCCCATCATTTTTGCGAAAGCCGATGCTTTTGCTTTACCTGTTGCATTGTAAGGGAACTTTCTTGTTTTCATCTTACCCGATGTAGAGCATTTATATTTTACTGTTGGCATAATATTATTTTTTTGGCCTTAGTGTGTGTGTATCCTTTTTTCTTTAAAGAATTATGCTGAGCTAATGTTTTAGCTACTTTTTTAATTCCTGTTTTACTATACATATTATGTACTTTAAATTTCTTCATTACTTTTTACTCTTCTTTGCGTAGTTAGGGTCTTTGCAATATTTACTTGCAGCCATATTCGCATAGGCTGAAGGATAGGTATCAAAGGTTCGCTTTGCCCAAGCTATACCTGCTGAACATATCTTATTACTTTTCTTTTTAGTTCTTCCTGCCATTACTTAACCTTGTCCTATGCATATTGTTTCTTATAGTTCTTTGAACCTTTATTTCTCGATGTCTTAGACTTAGCGTGGACTCCATTCTTTAACCTTAGCCTTTTTATTATATGGTTTTAGATAGTGTTATTGCCATTATTTATTTTCTTCTTAATTGTGGTCTACTACCAAATCCCTGCTAGTCCCCTAATATTACCAAATGGATTCGGTGCTTGTCTTCTTTTCTTTCTAGTTGGTGCAGTTGTTTTATTCCAACGAGCAATAGCACGGTCTTAAAATTTACTTTTACCATACTCATCTTTAAGACTTATCTCCAAAAGCCTTCATAGCCCCTGATTTGTATTCTTTGTTCTTTCGAGTATCCTTTTTAGCCTTCTTTCCCATTTTAAACTATCTTTGTATTGCAAATTTAATGAAATTTATTTTATGTCTAAAAATCAAGATTACCTAAAATATTGGAAAGTAATAAGATATTATGTACAGGCTAAATACGGTATAAAATCAGCAGACTTAGATATGCTACTATTCCTGTACTCTGAAAAATACTTTGGCAAACAACAGTTTAATGACTTCGATAAACTACTATCTTGGGATATAAACCGATTTAATAGATTGCTTAGCGATGGATGGATATCAGTATTTAGAAAACGTCAAGGTAATAAAAAGACATTGTACGAATTATCGTACAAAGGAAAGCGAATGATTTCTTCTGTATATAAGAAACTTAATGGTGAGGAGATACCAATGAGCGAATCAGCAACCCTATGTTCGCTAAGAACGTATCATTCTCCGATAAGGTCTATCGTAATATGATTACTCGTATGAACAAATACATTAGAGAACAACGACAACATCATTCTCAGAAATGATGGTGTATGGCTCGTTCTCAATCAGCATTGTAAACCCTGCTCGCTTATCGTAGTATATGCTGTCATCTTCTCATTGATGACCTCTACTGTACTACCCGGCTTAATTACTAAACCCTTCTTATATCGCATCTGATTTGCATCTTCTGCTGACAACAACAACCCCGAGGAGGTTTTGATTTCCTCCTCGATTGTTTTAATCACTATGTACTTTCCTATTGGTTTCATTTCTCTTCGTAGCTTCGTGCCATTGTGATAATAGCGTTAGTGGATAGAATAGTTACCGCAACAGATACAGCATTCTGTAGTGCGTTCTTAGTTACCTTCAATGGGTCAATAACACCCATCTTGTACATATCACCAAACTCACCTGTCTTAGCATTGTATCCATGGTCGTAATCGTTTTTACAATCATATCCATATAACATTTGCTTCACAATATCATCTACGTTGCCTCCTGCATTTCTTATAATCTGATTAAAGTGGTTCTTTTAATGCATTCTGCCATTATCTTAACAGCATCCGAATTGTAAGAATCTTCCCAATCCAAATCATCAATACTTATTTCCCACAATGCTAACCACCTCCTGTCACTATACCTTCCTCAAGTGCTGAACGTACTGCACAGACAGCATCATCAATCCTGTCATACAGCTCCTTCTGCTCAAGGTCCGTCTTGCCACCTGCATATATCACACCTATACCACCTGTTAGTGATGCGATACGAGATAGTATAAACTCCTTAGCCTCTTTGTTAGCTGCGTTCTTATGCTGCTCCCATAGCTGCTCAACCCTCTCATCAATCACCTCGTTATGCGTGTCCTCATCCTTAATGATAATAGTTGACTTGTCACCTGCAATAATCTTAGCTGCGTGACCTAGGTCTGCCATCGTCATAATACTCAGGTCATCACCTGTCTTCTCAGAGAAGTATGTCGCACCTACCGAGATAGCTATGTCCTGCATCAGCTCGTGCTGCTTGTAACCAAAGTTAGGTGGCTGCACCACACATACCTTCAAGTTACTCTTCATCACATTCGCTGCTAACGTGTTAAGCACATTACTAGAGCAAGGTGCTATAATCAATAACTTCTTGTTCTCCTGTATGATTGGTTTAAGTATGGTCTCAATGTTTAGTATGTTCGCTATCTCAGCATCACTAACTAATACATATGTATCCTCTAAGATACACTCATCCTTCTTTTGGTCGTTAATGAACAACGGACTAGAGTACCCTCTATCCACTTTTATACCTCGAGTGGACTCATAGTATGTCTCAGACGTCTGCGACCTATCTACGGTCACTATACCATTCTCTCCAACCTCTTTATATACCTCCGCTATTATCTTTCCTAACTCCGGGTCGTTGTTTGCAGAAATAGTTGCCACATCTTTGAGGTTTTTCTTTGTAACCTTCTTAGACTTACGCTTCAAGTCTTTGACAACATACTCTGTTATCTTTACCATATCACGAAGTACCTCTGTCTTATTTGTATCGTCAATCACCTTCATACCTTCTAAGACCATAGCCTCAGTCAGTACAATAGCTGTTGTCGTTCCATCACCTGCTGATGACGCCGTTCGGTCTGCTGCTTCCTTCATCATACGAACAGCCAAGTTCTCTACAGGGTCAATTAAGCTAACTGCCTTAGCTACTGTGACACCATCCTTGGTTACTGTAATGCCGTGTGTGTGATTTGGTGATTCGATGAGTACAGTCTGACCTGACGGTCCTAATGTTGACTTGACTGCACCTGAAATGGTTTTGATACCATTAATGAGTTTGTCTCTTCCCTCCTTACCGAACTTTAAGTTCTTCGGAGTGTATCCTGATTCATTCATATTAGATTAAATTATTTGCAGCAAATATAATAAAAAACCTTTAGAATATGTAAATGACGGAATGACGACTCATTTTCCCTATATATATATATATATATACTACTATTATTATTTTTCATTCTAACTCTACAATAAGAGGTAAAGTCGTCAAGTCGTCAGGATGTACAGTATCACTCATTCTTCTCGTCAGAAAGTCGTCATTATTTCGTCAGCTTTCGTCATAAAAAAAGGGATAATCCGAAAATTACCCCTTCTAAACAATTAAAACACAATATAAACAAACTATTTTATAGTCCGAATATTTTAGATTTCATCTCACCCAATGCAACTCCCTCAGAAAGCATTGCGATTTTTTCCATCTTCTTGATGGCTTTTTTATTTTCAACAGCTTGTTGGATTCCTGTAACTCCATCTTTGCTTTTTGTGAAGGTGCCCTTCAATCTGTTCTTTATATTCATATCTTTTGGTATTTAATGTGTAAACTTAATAAACCTAAGTACAAGATAAACTCTCCGTAGTTAAAATCTTTATCAACCCCGTAGTAAGAAAAGCCTAACGCAAAACCTATAAGAAGTCTGTTCTGTAAACTTATCTCGTACTGCATATGCAAATATACTATTTTTTGTCAGATAGGTGTAGTAATTGGGTTATATATATGTATGACGCAACACTATGGAAAAGGAAAACGAATTTTTTTTTTGGGGGTGGGGTGGTCGTTTCAATCGTTGCAGTCCGTTTTTTTAGCCTTTTTGCCTAGCGGTGGTGGCTGTTGTGGTGGCTGTGGTCACAGCGTGGGTGGTGGCTGTGGTAGCTGTCTACGTTTGACGTATATAGCACCCTCACCATCCTTCGGGGAACTCTTGGCGGCTCGCTCCATTATCTGAAAAGTAAAACAGACGATAAGAGACAGA